AACCCAACTGATTCGTTACTCTATAATGTCCTGTTGCTCCAGTGGGGAGAGTTAATCCCATTAAGACATTGCTTTTAAAATAATTATCTTTGTATAGTTTTTGCTTAGAGTCCCACGTTGCACCACTTACATTTGACAAAATAATTTTGTCGTCACCGAGAAATCTTGACAGTGTGTAAGTTCCAGAAAAATCAGCAGAGATATTATTCTCTGGATTATAATACTCTGCATTTGATATATCAAACGTTATACCAGATTTTTTTAATTTAAGTAGAGTTACAACATCTTGATACTTGTCTTTGTTTGTTTTTGACGAGTAATCAAAAATAAAATCCGTTCCAGAAATAATAACCGATGGATTTGATTCCACATATTCACTGGTGTATAAGTCATCTAAACTGTCAGTGAATTGTAACGCTAAAAAGGACTGAGTTGATTGATGGTCCAGTTTTTGGCCCATCCTCTTTCGATTGTAACGTCGATTATTATTCATGTTACGATCCTAAGTAGTGAACCGTTTGTGATCCCCGAACCGACTTACAATAAACCAATCCAACGTTGTTGACGTTTAAGAAACACGACTCACCCGGCTCTAACGGATATCCGTTTCTATCACCTTGTGTTAACGTGTAACTTCCGACTAAGATCGTGTCTGTGTTATCAACACTAGATTTAATCGAAACTCCACTCTTCACTTCAACATTCGTGACAAGTTGAGATGCTGTTGTGTTTACCGATCTACTTCCTGCTGACAAGGAGGATGGTTGCACTGATTCGAGAACTTTAACTTGAACGTTGCCAGAGGCAAGATCAGTTCTAATCCCCGGAATGGAATTGGTGTTACTCTTGATCGAGGTAAGATTGGAAACGATTGGTTTAGACGATGATTCCAATGATGTCGTGATGTTTGTATCGTCAATTGTTACGGTTCCACTTTGCGTTACGGTAATGGCACTAGATGTCGTAATCGGAACGGCACCACCGTTTTCACCCTTAATCAAGACGGGTTCTGCACCAGTGAGTCCCTGAATTCTCAGAGCATTATCCACACTGTCATTTGTGACACCATGAGTTGTTTGAACGTTTGCTGTGATTGCGATGCTTGCGTCAACAATAGAAACTTTCAGAGCGTCACCAGAGAATCCAGCGGTTGCTCCGGATGAACTTCGATATAAAATGGCAGGAATATATTGAGAAGCGTCAGAACCAAAGACTTTGATACTGTCAGTCGCAGCGAGGATATTTCTACCACCCGTTGCATTAACCGTACCAGTCACGGTAACGGTGTCTGTTGCGGATGTGAGCCGTCTGCCACCTGTTGCGAGGAGCGGAGCAGCGGTTCCTGTGAAGCCGTCCTGACCGCTGATACCGTGGACAGGAATACCTGTTTGTTCGTCGATAGCGACGGTCCCTGTCACACCAATTGGATAACCACCAGCGATACCTTGAATTGTACCAGTGATTCCAATGTCACCACCCGTAACAGATCCAGCAACTTTCAACCAGTTGTTTGTGATACCCGTGGGATCTGTCTCAAAAGCGTTGAATACTATAGCGTTTCCTGAGATACCAACATCACCAGAGATACCAACGTTAGATTGATAACTTTGAATTGTTATGGGTAAGGGGTTGCTACTGCTTACTCTTTTTGATACAGTAGAGTCTCCAAAAGCGAGTTTTTGGATTGGAACGTGTGCCCCGGTGACATTTACACCACTAGAGGCAAAATCTGTTGCCATCTCAGCGGTGTTTCCACTAATGTCGATGGTTATGTTTGATCCGGTGTCTGGCATTTAAAACTCCAATAAATAGAAGGTATTGACTTTTTCTCAAAGAAGGGCTATAATCATTCAAATGATATTTATCGAAAGCGAACAAGAAAAATTCTCAAAACGTGTAGAAAAGTATGTTCTCCAAAATGGAGGGACTTACTTAGACGCTGTTATATGTATATCCGAAGAAATGAGTGTGTCTCCGGAGGTTGCAGGTAAATTAGTTTCAAAACCAATAAAAGAAAAGTTGCAAATAGAAGCAGCAACGCTAAACTATAATATTAATGTCCCAAAAGGACAAACGTCATTATTTTGAAGTGGGGAGTTCCCACAAAGTATCAGTCCGAGGGAGATCCTCGGGGAAGGAAAGTTTATGAGTTTTAAAGACATGAAAAGAAAATCTGTCGGTAGCATCAGCGAACTGACAAAGAAATTAGAGAGTTCTGAAAAGAAAAATTCTTATCAGGATGATCGCTTCTGGAAACCAACACTTGACAAAGCAAGCAACGGCATGGCTGTTTTTCGGTTCCTCCCAGCACCGGAAAATGAAGATATGCCTTGGGCTAAACTTTACACCCATGCGTTCAAGGTTGGTGGTCGTTGGTATATCGAAAACTCTCGCACCACGATTGGTGAAAAGGATCCAGTTTCAGAGATGAACTCAGAACTCTGGAACAGCGGTCTTGAATCCGACAAGGACATCGCTAGGGATCGTAAGCGTAAGTTGTCTTACATCTCAAACATCCTTGTTCTAAAGGATCCTGGCGCACCTGAGAACGAGGGCAAAGTGTTCCTCTACAAGTATGGTGTGAAAATCTTCAACAAGATTCAGGAAGCAATGCAGCCTGAGTTTGATGACGAAGATCCTATCAACCCATTTGATTACTGGGCTGGTGCGAACTTCAAGTTGAAGGTTCGTAAGGTTGGTGGTTACATCAACTATGACAAGTCTGAGTTTGAATCACCTTCCGAGTTGCTCGGTGGTGAAGATAGTAAACTTGAAGAGTTGTGGAAAACACAGCACTCTCTTCAAGCGTTCGTTGCTCCAGATCAGTTCAAGACTTACGATGAATTGAAGAAGAAGTTGCAAGAGGTTGTCGGTGACGATATTCGTGCAACGGAATCTGACTTCGTGAGTCAAAAGACTGTGGAGGATGTTGTAGTGGAGGAGACAGTATCCTCAGACAGCGGAGAGACAGAGGGTGAGGAGACTGACGCTTTGTCATATTTCCAGCAGTTGGGTAACGAAGACTAAGTGAAAACTTAGTTAGTAAAAAGCCCCGCTTCGGCGGGGCTTTTTTTATCCCATATTTCTTCTCCAAGCAGGGAACATTGTTTGTTCCTTTGCCACCCTAGAGAAATTACTCTCTCCACCAGCGGCAATCATTGGGCTGCTCGATTTTTGTCCACCACCTCCGGTGTTCATTGGTATTGGTAACGGGATAGGTTGATTGTTATTTGATTCTCTTCTCTCATCTAATATCTTTTCTGTTTCAGTTTTTACCATATTATTTTCTATCATCTGTTGTTCTATTCTAGAATCTCTCGTTTCAGTTGGGTTGATTACGCTTTTAATATTTTCGATTGGATTAACACCAGTAACTTTTTCGAGTAATCCGCTTGCCTGTCCTGCCAACATACCAATCGGACTGGATTCAACCATTCCACCAACACTATCTGCGATACCCGACAAAAATCCACCCACTGCTTTTTGTTGTAAATTTTGTAAGCGAGGAAGTTCTTTTGCAGATATTTTGGTGGGTTTCATTTTTGGTAAACTAATTTTTTTATTTAACCCCAATGAATCAAAACCAGCACGCTTCGCTTCCTTAACCCTTCTTTCCATAAGACTGGGATCTTTTCTTGTTTCAGGTGTGTCCACTGGAATCACAAACGAACCAGAGGGTTTTCTTGCGACAAACTCTGTTCCGTGTCCTATGAAATCAATTTTTTCACCGTCAAGTGAAACAGGATATCCCTTCAGTGGACCAGATATCCAGCCACCTTTTGCTTTTGCCTGAATCGGACGAGCATACTTTCTGTTTGTTATTGTGTTGGTGTTAGAAATATTTCTGACAACGCTCTCGTTCAATACGTTAGTTAAGTCTCCGTTTTGAAGAAGTTTTACATTATTTTCACTTTTGTTATTTTCGTTTTCTATTTTTGTCAAACCAGACTTGCGTGTGGTGACTAAGATATTTTTATTTGAAAGCGACACATTTTTTGTTGCTGAAACACCGTTGCTCATTGATGAAAAGTTTTTCACAGAGGAAACATCATTATTGGAGGATGTTATATTTCTCACATTAGAGATATTTTTTCCAGAGCGTTTGTTTGTAGTGCTGTTTGCGTTAAAGACATTTTGAATGGAACTTACATTTTCAACTGAGGTTTTGTTTTGAGTCGTTGTATTGTTTGTATTTGATATGATATTCTTGACCATTTTTTCAATGATCTTCTTAAATCCTTTCAACTCATCTGAAACGGATTTAGCACTTTCATCTGGTATATCAATTTGCTTTTGCTGTTCAGGTAAACTATTTAATTTCGGTGGGTTAAACAAAACGCTAGACAGCAACAAAGGTTTAACGTTGCGTTTCTTCGCTCGTTTACCCTTCTTGCCCATACCGGAGATTATTTTATGGAATGCCTGATCTTCTTGCATTGTTTCTCTCTCTTATTTTTTTGTTTTCTTCCTCTATATGTTGCTTAATCAATTCGATATAAATGTCTCTTTCCCACGGAATCATTGATTCTAATTCACTATACGTCATTTTAAAGTGTAAAAATAAATCAGAATTTGTCTTTATCATTGTCTGCAAAGAGACATGACAAAGACTTAGCCGAAAAAATCTCCTATTCCCTCAAGTCTCAACTCTCGTTCAACACCATCCTTTGTTCTATATTTTGCGACATGATAGAGTTTAGGTTGATTTGCGATGAACGAATATACTTCCTCGTATTGTTTGTGTGTCAGGTTTTGAATTATTTCTTGTTTTTCAACATCGGTTAAATCTCTTCCGGAAAAAACCTCGTCTCCAACTGTAATTGTGTCGAAACACTTGGAAATAAGACTGTCCGTTGCGTTTTCTTTGTCCATGTTAATGTAGTCGGTAACAACAGGATCTTTGAGTCTAATCTTGACTGTTTCGTTTAGTTTAACGTCACTTTCTCTTTCCCCTGTTTCAATTTTAAGATCCGTTAACTTAATACCGATCTTTACTGTTTCCTCTGTATCTGGACAGACAAATGTTGGTTCAGCGGTTTCCGATACAGACTTTGCTCGAATTTGACAAAAAAGATATTCCAAATCATACATCGGAATTTTTTTCGCATTGTCAATGTCTTCGACACAATTTTCAACAATTGTTGCGATTGCATTCACGATTGTTGATTCATCACCATCCTCTTGTGCAAGTAATAAAATTTTCTCTTCTCGAACGAGAAAGGGTCGAAAGAAAGTCTCTTTACCAGACGACGGTATTTTTGTTTTGTATTTTGGCAAAGCCGATTTTAAATGATCTACAATACTCATAATATCTCCATTTTATAATTGTTGCGTCGTGTATTCTTTAAATCCAATCGAAATGTTCAACATAGCAAGTTGGTTCATCATTTCAGCGGAGTATGCCTCCTGAATTATTGTTACAGGATATGGTTCGATTAACTTCATTCCCCATTTTATGTTGTCTTCTAAATCCAAAAATAAAATTTGAACATCACAATTGTTTGTTAAATTAGTATATGATCCCTCATATGATAAAAATCCACTTTCATCAATCGGGTTAAAAAGATCCATCCAGTTTTCAAAAAACTCTCTTACATCCCAGTTTTGATCGAGAAACATACCCAAAAGAATGGATGGTTCACCACCATATCCACGTTTTACTGGTATGTTTCTGGGGTTTGCACCCTGAGCAGACAATTCATCTGATATGCCATCTAAACTTCTGCCAGGCAAACTCACAGTTTGAATGGGCCATTGTAACATACCTAAATTTTCTTCCTGAATGAAAACTTCAAAACGGTTTGCTCGTTGAAGGCCGTTCCCACCGAGAATGCTTGCTCTAAATTCATCTATCCCAGATGGTATAATTGCTTTTGCCATTAGAACAATTCCTTTTCAGTGAGAATAACAAACTCCCAGTTTCGTTTTTCACAAAATTTTTGTGCCGCTTTCCATTTAGCCTCGTTCACCATATATGTAGTGACTTCATTGAGGTATGTTTTCTTTCTCTTTTTACCTTTTTCTGGTGGTATCGTTTGCTTATATGGTTTGACTTCAATGATTTTTGTTTTTTTACCCCCATTTGGAGTGATTGCCTCAACTATGAAGTCAGGATAGTAGCGATGAACACGATTGTCCACTGGTGAAAAGTATTTAATAGCGATTTCCTCACTTCCCCACCGTGAAATGTTTTCATTTGTGTCTAAATACTTACACACCTTTCTTTCCCATAGGGAACGACAAATGATGTTGGTTGGATCACCTACATATTTTGATTCATTTATGGGTTTGTAGACAGTTTTATAGGCCATGCCCTATTTAGGAGACAATTATGGCTGGAATTAGATTCCCCGCAACAGGATTTAGAGATATTAAGTTATTCATCACGTTTGTTGCAAAAAATTATAGCAACAGAAGAGAAGCAAGAACTTCTGGTGGCGGTAACTTCTACTCTGGTAGCGATACCATTGCGGAATATACTCTCCCCGTCCCAATGAATATGACATCTGCAACGAATATAGATTTTGATCGAGGAAAGACAAACGAAACACCATTTATTGAGGCTTTATTAGGAACGATCACGGGTCAGGGTGGTGGTGGTAGAAGTTTACTCTCTTTTGCAACTCAACTTCCTCTTATTGGTGGAGCCCTTTCACCATCTTTTATTCGTGACTTAACTGTTGGTGGTAACATCGGTCTCGTTGATCAAGATAGATCGGAAATGCTTTTTAACCAAGCAAATTTTAGAACTTTTCAATTTAATTTTAGCATGGTTGCAAAAAATGAGGTGGATGCAGAGATCGCATCACAAATAGCCAATGGTTTTGAAACAAACGCATATCCGTTTCCAGACAAAGTGAATCAAAGTATGAAACATCCACCATTATGGCAGTGGTATGTTACTGCATCTGAGGGTGGAAAAATTGCTAGTGGTAAATTGTGGGCAGGACAACCTCAAACGTCCGTTTTAACTTCGGTGACGGTTAACAGAACAGGTGGCGGTGGTGTTTATTCAGTCAAGGACAGTGGAGTCGGCAGAGGTGGTGATGATCCAAAGCCATTGGTTACAAACTTGTCGTTAACCTATACTGAACTTGAACCAAACCTGCAACTCGATGGAAATATTATTTCTCGCTCTGCTGCACTTACGAGGGATACGCTCTAATGTATTTTAAAAATTTTCCAAATATAGAATACAGATTTGACACCAGAAGTATCGAAATGGTCGATATCTTTAGAAGTGTAAAATTTACTAAAGCAACATTAGATTCAGTTGAATTGTTTGAAACCTTTAGTTTAAATGATGGTGACACACCGGAAAAGATCGCAGATCAAGTGTATAGGGATGTTCGTTTGTATTGGTTGGTTTTACTCGCAAACGATATTATCGACATTAATACTGAATGGCCTCGTTTTGGATCAGACGAATCGGCAGACTTCGCAACGAGTTATGAGAGTGGATTTGCCATATACTTCGATAATGAAATTGATGTTAAAGCGGGGGACTATATTGCTATCAACACAAGTGGAGCCGTTAACACAGAAAGGTATGGCATCGTCAACAATTACTACCACGATTTAAATAAAATCGAAGTGATTAACAATACTCTTAACATCAGTAACGATCAGTTAGGATCAACCGTGAGTGGCGCAGATGCTGTTGAATTTTATATTTTTAGATCACGGGATGATCAAAGTTTTGAAACACTAACGTCTAATCTGAATTCATCTGGAAACGATTATCATCCCGCAATAAGAATTGACAAGTTAGGAGACTCACCCGTTTACTTCAAAGACAGTGGTAGAGTTATTAGCCCGTTGACCGATTGGACATCATCGGGAACATACTCCCCGACAGGAACCATTCGTTACACTACAACGGGAAAGAAAACAGATGTTAATACAATCGCTAGAAAATACCTTCGTGGTGAGGAGAGCGATCTTATTGCGTCTGGGATAGAAATAAAAACTTACTTTAATGAACTCCCACAAAACTCAGTTCCGTCCAGACAAATAAAAGTTTTAAAGGAGGAGTTTGTTTCTCCAGTTGTGAATGAAATAACAAGACTTCTTAATGATAGAGCATCGGAAGGAACGAAATCTATTCTTTCCTTTAGTTCAAATAGTTATGGAAATTAATAATGCCCGATAGAGATACCTCACCAGCACCAATTGATATTTTACGAGCAAAGATTGTAAAACCAAATGGAGTTGAAATAAATTTAAAAAATGCAGATTCAACCGTCACAATCTTTAATGAGTTGACGATTGAGGAGGATATTTTTAAAGCAGGATTAGAGGGGACTCTTCTTTTTGAGGAATCATCGCAAATCGGTGAAATGCTTCCATTAGTCGGCGGTGAGCAACTTTTGTTGGATGTAGAAACACCAAACGTTGAAAACTCAAACAAAAGTCTTAAACTTTATGTTCACGGTGTAACCCCGTTGGTTGATGAAGTTAATGACTTAATGCGAGGTAACATTAGAACTCAACAGTGGCTGGTGGAGTTTGGATCTTATGAAAACGTTTATTCAAATTACACGGTTGATACTATTTTTGAGGATGACTCGAATAACTTTGTTGGAAAAATTGCGGCATCGGATGAAGATGAAGATGAAACTGGTCTTGTTCAATACTTAGCAGAAAAATTCTTTGATCCAAATGACACAGGAAATTCGTCTGAGGAAATGGATATTGAGCCGACAAGTAACTCTGTTTGGCTAAAGAAGAATCACATGCTATACCCGTTTAGAAAACAGGTTCAGCAAATGTCACCCATCAATCTGATGAACTATGTTTCAGAGAGAGCGGTTCCCGAAAACAACACAAACGCAACAAATTATTTGTTTTGGCAGGACTTAGATCGGTGGCACTTTAGATCAGTGAACAGCATCATTAGAGAAACTGAAACACCTAAAAAATACTATGTTGATTTTGATCGTAATCTTAATTTGCCAGATTCATTTGCGTCATTTATTGTAGCAAAAGAATATACTCCTTTAGAGTTTATGAATGGTGGTGCATACCTTTCAACATATGAGAGAGTGAGTCCAGATTATGAGAAGCCTTTCTTGGATTTTACTTCTTTTTATGAAGGACACAAGATTGAAAAAATTGAGTATTCCTATCAAGAGGAGAAAGACGACATCGAAAGAATTGAAGAGTTTCCTCTAATTGATGATGACTTTGAATTTGAAGTTTCAGATTCACTTAAAAAATACGATACATTACACGGCTACTTTGACGAGTCTCATTACAATGATCCTAAGATTCGATTGCGGCATGAGCAAGACGAGTATGCAAGAGTATTCTTGTCAGATAAAAACCACACCGAGCCAAACAAATCATATAATGAAAGTTTGTTGTGGCAGCCGATGTTTGATCAAACAAATGCAAGTGTCAAAACAATTAAATCAATTATTGAAATCAAAGAGGAACTAGAGGAAAATAGAGCCAGACTTGCTTTCAAAAAAGACCTAAAAGAAAAGTGGAGTGCTTACCGTTGCTCGGTTTGTTGTTTGCGAGGTCTTGACGACGGCATCACAGGGGGTGCATCCTCTGACTACAATGTTGTCTCTGCCGGAACTTTCACCGACACGGTAAACTATGATCCCAACAATCCGAACGCGAATGAAAATGGCTTTATCTCAAGTTACCCGTTTGATGAAGAGGATTCATTTTACAATATTACAATGGGTGAACTCTATAATTTGAAACAACCAGAGGAACTTACATCCACGCTTTTTCAAATTGATGCAACACTTTACTCTCTTCAAAGAATGCAACAAAGTATTGAGGAGCAAATTAGTTATTGCTCTCAATATCCAGTATTTGCAAATTACTGGGCAGACATTGATTTTCTTGAAACGTATTTTATTAGAGGAAATCCAGAGGATGAAGAAGAGGGTGGACTTTACCAGCGTTATCAAAATTTTTACTTCCAACAAAATATCACAAATGGATTGCATAATGGATCATACGGTTGGGCTAGTGCAGCGAGTCCGCTTGGTTTTGAATTTGAGCAATCAACACCACCACAAAACAATTCATCCTTTCATGGAATATACCAACCACAAGCCGGTGGTGTTCATCTTTTCCCATGTGTTGGTTGTTTTTCTGAGCCACAAACTCCTGCATCAAATTCTCTTTTAGAAAGCACGGATGAAGTCGAAGAAGGAGACAGTGGTTTATTGGAGGGATCGAGAGTCACAAGAGGAGTGAGTGTCGAACGAGATAGTAGAAGTCTCCGACATCTTGGTTACAGTGATATTTCAAGAGCAGATGATTGTATTGTCAACTGGGGACCGTCAGCGATTTCTGTTTATGCGAGAAAACAAGAGTTGGTTGAGGCATACAAAGAAGTTCTGTTAAATTCTTGGCAAGAATTTGTTAATCGTCGAGTATTTGTGCAATCTAAACAACCATATCTGGAAACACCTGAATTAGAAACAAGTTTTGAAAATGTAAAAAGTATCAAAAGAAAAAATATCAGAGGCAGTAGATATGAAGTCTTTGCTCTTAAGGAATCTTTAGTTGACGATGTTGAATCATCATATGAATATTTTGTTTCGTATGCTGATTTTGCGGGTGGAACTTCAGGGACTCACCCATATTACGATCAGGGTGTTAATACAGACATAGGATCTTACAATGGATTACTAAACCCGAATGTTCTTTTAAGTGGCATAGATCCCGGCGATATTTCATACGCCACCGAAAATGCTTTCGTTATGCCCACCTCTTTTGCTAATCAATATTCATATGATAAAACAAGAAATCCTATTCATGTGTTTGTGGAAGGGCAACCTCGCTTCTTTGCATTAAGTGGCATAAATAATACAACTTTAAATTCTATTTTTGATGTAGAAAACTTATCCGGACTTAACGCTAATAATAATAATTTTACCGGTCGTGATCCAACGTATCTTGCTGCACAACTACCAAGTGAACAAGAACAATATGAGGAGAGCGTGGCCGGAAGCGGTTTGGTTCCCTTAGTTCAAAGATATAGAATTAACACAGATCAACCAGACTTTGCATATGAGGACTGGGCTAGTAAACCCGGCGTTGGAGGAGATTTGCTCGGGCCCGGAGTATCAATATCAGACGCAGCAGCGTTTAGAAGCGGTGTTGGAAGGTATTATGGACGATGGGGATACAGTCCATTCGATGTTTTCTTCACTCCATTTATGGGCAACAGAAACAACGTTGGTGGAAAAAGAAATGACACGGCATTTGGTGTTAAAACTTTGATTGACAGTGCATACAGACACAATACACCATTTGACTATTATACGGGACAAACAGTTCTTGATCAAGATCGTTATTTTAGTCAAGTTGAGGATTATACTGATCCTATGACTTTTGGGGGCTCAAGCGACCAAACACAAAGAACGCAACTTGGTGCAAATACGATGGGTGATAATGTCTTTGATCCAATGGCGTTTGCAAAAAATCTTGGTATGAGTAGTTTTGGTTTATCAACAAACTATGGATCACATTTCTACAGAGACTTTGGTTTCCCCGGCGAGTTAATCGTAAAAATTACACCAACGAGAGCGTCAACCATGACGACAAGTCCCGGCGAGGAGTCCGGTGGTGGTGGAACAGATCCAGACATTCCAGATCCAGATTCACCAGAGCCGCCCGAACCAGAGGAAATTTCTGGTTGCACTGATCCGACGGCTTTAAATTATAATCCCAATGCGACAGTGGACGATGGATCGTGTTCATATCCCGAGGGTGATCCAAATGAACCGATAGGCTCGGTTAATCAATTCGCACGACTCGCGGCTGATGTGGATGGAGGTGAAGCCGAAAGCACAATTTACTTTAACTTGGACGGACAACTCACCATAGAAATTATTGGTATCTCGATTAATGGTGGTCGTGGTGGTCAACTTGGTTATACCGATGATTATATTAGTGGAGGAAATAAATCACCGTTGTATAGAGACGATGGTTATTTGGAATATAACGTCGGACCACAATACACAAATGCGTGTGATGCCTTAGATTGTAGTGATCTTCTAAATGATTATGTGAACAGAGCAAACTGGTATACTCCGAGAGAGTCATTTAAATCCCCGAGAAGATTCTTTGCAGAGGTTCAAAGTTATATTCGTGTTGAGTTTGAAACTCCAATCGGAGAGGACACTCTCTCTGAATTCCCATATGGTTTTATTCGAGATGCAGGAACAGAGTATTACGCACCTTATCTTGTTCAGTTAACTGCCGGACCATTTGGTAGACATTCTGCGAATTATAACATGAGTGTCATTGGTATTGATCCCTTTGGGTTTGATGTTGCTGTAACGCGAACAGACAAATGGAAAGATCATCTTTATGAATCTGGAACTAAGCCAGTTCTTTATCCGATTAAAGCGGTAGAGGCAGAGGCATACGATCCGATAAACGTATTCTATCGAACGGTGACGGAGGAGAATCAGTGGGCCCACGTTTCATTCAATAACTTACCAGTCCCCGGCGAGAGACTTCCATCATCGTGGCACTCATTTAAAGCACCGATGAGTGGTGTCAGCCCAGACGTATTGTTTGAACAACATTTCCAGAGTTCGATTTGGCACGATGGTGATTATCAACAATTTGTAAACACAAATTCATATCAAGGTGAGACTAAACTTTCTTTGCTTGAACAAAGAGCATATCAACGATATTCTTGGGGTGGATCTGGTTTTGTTAGAAACGGCTTCGTCTCGGACTTTGGAATGTTATGGAGTTACAATGAAGAAAACTTCCCACCGCCAGAGGATGTTGATGTATTTTCTCCTGAAGAATATGTTTGGAAATTTGATATTTCCGGTGAGTCCGAGTATGGTGTGTTTACACCACCAGAAAATGCCACAACATTAGACGATGTAAAACTTGACGATTACATTCATGACTTAGAGAGAAACTTTTCCGGACAGTTTGTTGTATTCGCACGAAGAAACAAATCTAGTTTATGCTCTCGCTATGAGTGTGCAAATCCAGATGGTCCTGTGATTGCACCACCAGATACAGGAGAGGATGACTATGATCCGTATATCAACTGTCCAATGCAAGAACTCCGTCCAGACGTTCTAGACTATGAGCGATACTTGGAGGAGAGAGAGGACGAGGAATCGTTTATTGAAAGTTTAACGAACCGATATTTGCGACTTCTTGGTATTTTGACTGAAGAGGATTTTAAAGAACCGACGGCACAAGAAATTTCAGAGTTAGAATCTCAAATTGACGAGTGTTCTTTGATTGAAGAGAAACTCGGAGATAGTTACCTTGGTTGTATTTACTCTGATCCCAACGCATCAAATAGTTGCAATTGTCCAGAGCAGGGAGAAAACTTTGCAGAATACTTAGAGGCATCAAGAACATATGCGACTTTCTGGGACACACCAAATGAAGCACCACTTCGTCGAGATGCACAAATGATGCAACTTACGACACAAAAAGCAATTGGTGTTTTACCCGGCGATCTCTCGCTTCGTCCCGGTCAGATTATCGAGGTTGTCAATCCACAACCCATAGATAACAAACACCCGAGCAAGAGATCGGCTGGTAGATGGTTGATTGGCTCTATAAAACACAACATTCGTCTAGGGGCTCACATGATGGGTATTACTTGCTTTAGAGATAGCACCCCGCAAGATCCAAATGATATTACTGATCCGATTTACACGCAGGAGTGATACATAAAACGGAGGAAAAATGGCTGAAAAAATCCCAACTAGAAATAGGTTCACTGATTTTGATCTTGCGTTCACAAGAGTCGGAGACGATTCCCCGTTCGCTATCGGTATAAAAAGAGATCAAAACTCAATCGTGCAAGCGATAAAAAATTTAGTGTTAACCACACCCGGCGAAAAGCCATTTCTGCCGGGATTTGGTGGAGGGATCACGGAGTTTCTCTTTGAAAACTTAACTCCAGAGGCAGTCGCTTCTCTTTCGACAAGAATAGAGTATGCTCTTAGTTTATATGAACCGAGAGTAATTTTCCAATCAATTGAAATTGATGAGTCTAGAATGGATTCAAATAACGTAATATTAAATTTAAACTACAGATTAGTCGGTGAGCCAGATGGGGCACAGACAAGGTCTGCTCAAATTGAACTTATAAGGGCTATCTAATGTCATACCATACTACACAAACAAGTTCTGGAGGCTCAAACGTTTATAGAAATGGAAATGGTGACTCCACTGAAACGGCAACAGCCGAAGAAACCATTTTGTCGGATTCCTCTATTCGACTCGGTAACTTAACATATGAGGGAATCAAACAAAGTATAATTAACTATCTTCAGAGAACAGATAGTCCTCTTAATGATTTAGATTTTACCTCATCCGCTTTAAATGTTTTGATTGACGCTCTCACATACAACACCATGTATTATGGTTTCTATTCAAACATGATTGCGAATGAACTGTATCTTGACACCGCACAACGAATGGAATCCTTGATATCTATAACTAAACCTCTTGGATTTACTGTTCGAGCATCAGTTGCCGCTAGAGCAACAATTGATGTCGAAAACTTGACGGCAAGAATACCACAATACTCCAAGTTTACTGGAACAGATGCAGATGGATCAAACTACAATTTTTATACCTTACAATCTTATGAATTAGATACGACGACAAATAAGGCAGAGAGCGTCATCCTATACGAGGCAAAAGATTTAATCTTACGTCGAGACATTACGAATTTAGTTAATACCACTAATCAAACGTTTACTCTTAATGATGACAGAATTGATATTGACTCCATTGAACTCGAAGTTAGCACAGACGGTGGTTCTACTTTTTCAACATATTCGAAGTCTGAATTCGTAAACTCTACTATCTCCGAGGATAGCACAATTTATTTCGTTGAGAGATTAAATAAAGGTGTGAAGATTATCTTCTCTGCGAGAGCAAACGGAGAGTTGGTCGATGTTGGTAATCCAAATCTTGAAACGGACAATGTTGGTAGAAGAATACTTCCGACAGATAAGATTAGAATATCCTATCTTATTCCATCGGGAAAAGTTGCAAACGAGATTAGAAAATTTACTTACACCGATGGAAACGGAAGCGTTCGATTAGTTTCCGAGAGTTTTGCTGGATCCGACGGCCCTGATCCTGAGTTAATCAGATTCTTTGCTCCAAAATGGTTTGCCGCACAGGACCGTGCTGTTACGAGAAATGATTATCTTGGTTTGATTAAAGACTTTGTTCCCGATGGATCTAGTCCAGAGGGAACCGTTAGTGTGTTTGGTGGTGAGGAATTGGATCCACCTTACTATGGTAGAGTATTTGTTTCTTTACTTACAACTGGACCTCAACAAGCGAATGATCTTCTCGACTTGTTAAGAGAAAAATCACCGTTGTCAATCATGCCAGAATATATTCCACCACAAGTATTCCAACTGAATTTATCATACACTGTATTTTTCAATTCATTAAACACACAAAAAAATAAAGATCAATTATCTTTTGATATCAGAGAAAACGTTGAACAAAATTATGGTGGTTCCAAATTTAATAATAATTTTATCACATCACGTTTTAGTGAAATTATTACTGGAACTGAGCCAAACGCGATTCTTCCTGAAAATATTGTCACTGATGTTACAATGGAAACTGATTTTGATGTAAACTCAGCCGTTATTGATCAAATTTCTTTTAGAAATAAAATAACACGAGGAGGCATCGGTCAAGGGTTAAAATCAAGTAGTTTTTATAGTCCTCGATTTGATAGGGATGATGTTTTCATAGTTGACTCTGGGCTTGAACCGAATCTTTATGGATTTTCCCCACTCTATCTTGGTAGAGATAACGGAACCATTATTGAGGTTGTCGAGCAGGGCGGTGTTGGTGAAATAAATCATAAAACTGGACTTATCAAAATTAATCCTAGAGTTACTGGTAATGAAGAAATAAAATTAACCATCAAACCAGAAAACAATAATATCTCTGCAAAACAACAAATGGTTTTAAATATTGTTCAACAAAATGTGGAGGTTAAACCTCTGTAATGTTCGGCTCAGTATTAAAAAATACGGCTAAAAACAAAGAGTATCGGTATAGGGAAATTGTATCTAAATATCCGGCACAATTTACAGACACAAAACGATTATCTCCTCCGGATCCATTTCCAAATTATCCAAGACCTGATGTCCCGCTGAGAAGCACCCGAGCGGAAGGTTCTGGTGTTGGTTATTACGATATAGGATTGCCCAAATATCTTTCTATTTTGGGTTATACCGATTTTATTTATTTTGTTCAGGGATATTATGAGTGGCTTTACACATCAAATCCATCTGTTTTAGGTGGCTATGGCTCTGAATATTTTACCACGATTGATGACGTATCGAAGTTAATTGACATTGAAAGAATAGCAAAAAATCCAAATTCAGAGGGAATTGATGAAACTGGGTTTATCTATCAGGACGATGTTAGAAAAACTTTATTGACAAATGTTGTTTCTCAATATGCCGAAGGATTAGAAAATCATCCTCACCTCACTCCTGTTTTTGGTTCGGATGAAACTTCGATAGTTGATTTTATTAAGGATGTCCGAGCAGAATTTTACACAAAGAAAACCACAAAGCAAGCCGCACAATATTACTTCTCAAAACTATATCCTGAGATTGATGCACAAACAGAAATTTATGAGCCAAAAAGAAATGTTATTAGATTAGACGATGGTGTTCCAGAGATAAGTAATTCTAATTTAGATACCGATGATGGAATTTATTTACAAGAGTCGGCAATCGGAGAATTAGTTTTACATGATAACTGTTTCTATCACGATTATGCATATCTTCTTCGTGTAAAAAATAACATTGATGATCAAGTGTTTGAGTTGGACGATGCTGCACAGGAAACGTATAAAACGGTCGCTCACCCGGCAGGCATTCAAGTTATATTTAATGTGGAGAATGATGATTATGTTCCACCCGCAGATTTTGAGGGTGAATTTGGATCATCCGAAACAACCATTCTGGGAAATTATATCCCCTATCGTCTGAATGATACAGAAGGATTAACTTATCCATCGGGTTGCACATTTGATCTTGATCGTGACGGATCAGGAGACAATGCCACAACATTTAATCATCCTGGCTGGTCCGTCGATATTACTGAGGGGACGGCTTTTCGCAATATAAATATTGGTGACTTCTTCTTTCTTCGAGAACTTGCGGATAGTCCAAATCAAAGTTTACCCTCTTGTAGTTAATAGGAAATAAAAATGGTATCAACCCAAAGATCAATTGGAATAGACAATGCAAAATTACTTTACAACTTCATTCGAGGTGATCAAAGTAATTGGTTGTTTTTCTTGGGTGGTGAGACTGGAGTTGAAAATCCAATCAACACTATTCAAGATGACAACGACGTTTGGGACTCAGTAAACTTTTTGCAAAAAGTTAGAGACACTGACGTTTCCATTGTCGGTAGACGAGTCAACTGGAAGTCCGGTGGTGTTTATTATCCCTATCAATCGACTGGCATTCCTGCGGGTGAAACTGGTGAGGCCAGAAACTATTATGCTATTACAGACAAAGACGAGGTTTTTGTATGCTTGGGATCCAACGAAAAAAATCGTTATGATTTAAGAGGATTAAATTCCTCAACTGTGAAGCCTACACGAGATAGAGATGATGAACCTCTGGAGGATGGCTATAGATGGAAGTTTCTGTATAAAGTAGATTTAGATCAATTAAAATTTAAAACAACCAACTATATCCCCGTTCCGGATATCAATGAGTATGATGTTGTTCCCACTGGTGTTTCTCTTAGAGAGGAAGCGTTCAGACGAGGTTGTGGATTAAATATTGGGGAAACAGGGGCGTGTTGTCTGTATCACAAAAATGATGCACTCGAACCCGTCACTGATAATATTTATCGTGCAGGTCAACTCGATTTTTGTATAGACAATGTTCTTTGCTCTAAGTGCTTTGAGGTGGCTAGAGGTTTAAATAGAGAATTTATCTTCAGACCAAATCAATTCTGTGGTAGAACTGGAGCAACAGGTTCGACTGGTTGTGCCCCTAAAATACCAGTAAAATCTGGTTATGAGTTGGCAATAGATGGATCTAAGTTCCTTAGTCCTAATTCAAACACAAAACTTCAATCCGAAGTTTACAAAAACTCTAAGGAAAATGAAGGGAAGATTCACAACGTCTTCATAGATTTATCTGGTCTCACTGAAGAGGATCTTACAATTACAACGGAGAACCCTGTTCTTACTCTTAGTAGCCAAACTGGAGAGGGTGCTGAAGTAAGATTGACAACTTATAAAAAAGGACAGAATTACGTTGTTGATGGAATCCAACTAAGAAGTGCGGGCAAAGACTATCGAGATATTTCGGTTGTTGCTGCACCCATCGAGAATCTTGGAAATAGAATTACTTTTGCACTTGATTATCAAGGTGGTCTTTTTGCAGATCCAAGACGATTGATTGGTGCCACAAAAGTTATGATCAAAGTTGTTGTTCGTGCAGATCAAATAAGCGACACCGCTGATACGTCACAGTCAACATTCACTCGTTATGGATTGTTTCGAGATGTCAAAACCAATAGAGGTGGTGCTGAAATTATAGCAGGATCTGGAACAAATAGAAATGAGTCTGAGGTGTTCACAAATAAATTTAAGATTACCTTAAAGGAACTCCCCACCCTGAGTGCTGCTACATTTACTTTCGGTGACAATCCAACCATCGCAGCATCAACTTCAATTTCGAATGTTACAAAATCAACAACGGCTCAAGCAAACCTTACTAAGGCTGGTGCAAAAACTAAACAATCAAGTAAGGTTACTTTCTTTGGATCAAGCGGGGTGTTGGCGCGTGCAAACTTAGAGACAATATCTAATACAAAAGTTAAGGGTAGTTTAAAAAGAGAAACACCGTATAGAGTTGGTGATGTTATTTCAGATAACGTCACAGGCCAACAGTTTAGATTTGAGGTGGAATCCATTGATGCTGAGCCAACCATCACACCATTCACGGGAGAACTTGTTTCATCCAACGTAACAAATGTCACAACTTCAACAGCACCAAAAGAAGTTTCATTCCAGTTTATTTACACACTCGGATCATATTGAGGTAACAAATGGCACGACCTATTCTTCCATTCTCTATCAAAAATGAGGAACCAAAAACACCTCTATCTGTTGCACCGTATAACTCCAGAGTTTTAACTCATCAACTAGATGCTTTTGCAGACGCAAAAAATTACAAGTATGTTGCATTCAGACCCGGATATCCTCTGCAAGCGGCAGAGTTGAATGAGATTCAAGAATATTTTTATCTTGAACAGTCTTTATTTGCTTTTATGGTAAATGCTTGGGGTGCTTTTTCTGGTGAGCCTTTTTCTGGATCAGGAGACGAGGAAACTGATAGAAGATATGCCGGACCCGGTTGGGCAGGAGCAACTCCAGTTTCACCATACAACAATATTGAATTCGCTCAAATATCATTTGATGGGGCGGGTGACATTGTTATTGATCCGCTAAATTACCCTGCGTTTTTTAACGATATTCCTGATTTGGTCGATGTTATAGACTTGGGAGATGCACTTAGAATAACTTTTAAAGACGGGTTTTATTTCTCAGAAATAAAAACAGGCACGCAAGTGGATAATGGATTTAAATATATGGTTTATTTAAATTCTAGTTTGGGTGACTATACTGCCACGATTCCAAAAAGAGAGTCGGGAGTCACAAATGTTGGACTGACAATGGTTCAAAGATATGTAAAACCCACAACCATGACAAATCCAGAACAAGGTGCAGATAGCACTTTGAATGATAATTCATCTGGTTTTTACAATGACGTTGCTGCTGGTGCAGCACGAGTTGAAATTTCTTTTCAACAGATTGGAGTTCATGATCCCGATGGTGTGAATGGACTTTCTCTTTTCTCGGCAAGTCAAGTGGCAGATGTTCTTTACATTGATCATGGGGAAAGTGAAGTTCGATATATGAACGGACTTCCTGTTTTTGTTACAAATGCAGCCAACTCCTCCTTAACTTTGGGTAGTTATGGTGGTGCTGGTTAATGTCATGCGAAGATAGACAATTTGGAAAGGATGCAACGGAGACTCCTTCTGCACCACCAGTTACACGACTATGGACACCCAATGATTTGGATGAAAGTTTAGTTTATTGGGTTAATCAAGACAGCATAACTGAATATGAAACCACCACTGATCCTGCCTTTCCACTTAAAAATACAGTTAATTTTTCCAAAGATGAAAATGGAGTAAATTATGTGCCTGGGGCAAATTTTGCTCAAGTGAAAAAGTCTATTTATCCAATGTCGAGCAATCTTGATAATCCAAACGCACCCGAGGTAAAAACTGCGACTGTGGGTAATAGGCCAAACACAAAAATTTTAGTTTTTGATGAAAATGGAAATGGCACTGCAATGACAAAGCAAGTTCGTGCCCCTGGCGCTGCCAATGTTATTTTCGGTAACAATCAATACGAGGAAGGCAATTATTATAATTGTCCAGATGGCACACAAATATTTGGTGGATTAAGAGACGTATTGGTTATGACTGTAACGGTTAATCCATCGACTTATGTTGATAGTATTAATCAAGAGGAAAATTTTGGAGTTGTATTAGGACACGGGGCTCTTGCTTCGGGGGAAAGTGGTCAAACAGTTGAATTTGATGGTGGTCATCTTCATTTTGGTGTGAATTATGACAACAATTCTGTTGGTGTGTATTTTTCCGCTGGGGCTAGAAATATTTTTAATGAAAAAGTTATAACAACATTAAACTCCACGATACCCGAACTTGATTTTGGAACAAAAGCAAGAATTAGTGCTGGTATGTTAAGAATATCAACGGAAACGACCGGCATTAGTGTCCCAGCAAATCATATAGGAACATTTATTGATGGTAGACAATTAGATGTTCGACCATTTGAGGATATCGTTGCATACGTTAGAACGGGATTGAGTGCGCCATTTGAAACAACTTTAGGTGCGTATAAAATAAAAAGTGGACGTCCAGAGGACGATCCAGATCCAGAGGAAATTACTCGGCAATTTATACCGCAATCTTCTGCTGTTACTGAAATTGTTTATGTAAAGGCTATGGAGGAAAATTATTGGAGTAGTGTTTGTGCGGGTGACACTGATCAACTCGGTCCAAGGCTTGTTTTAAACGATGAAATTAGAAACAAATTAGAGGGATATTTCGCACACAAATATCAAATTGCTTCTCAGTTGCCTCAAGATCACCCGTATCGTTTTTCTCCCCCCACGGTTATCGTTGAGGACGAATCGCAACAGCAATCATTGGGAGTTACTGAGACAGGACCTTTTGATGTTTTAGGTTACTATCCTTTGTATCGAACAAAGCAAGCGGCAAGAGATGCAAGTCCGACACCAGAGGAGGCAAGAACTGTAGAGGAAAGACAAAGAGGGCTTATCGGTTTCCACATACACGTTTTAAACGATGTGGAGTATTATATGCCAAACGGTCTTGATGCTATCGGACAACAGTTTCATGGTGATTATGGAATACAAACCGACGTTCAAAGTGAGGAAAATCTTAAAACGGGTATTGATTCTATAGATCAACAACGTGATAATAAAAACTATCGTTACATTGGCTTCTATAATGGCTCAACGATATCTTCATCAGACCTCAACGAGTTCCAACAAAATATCAGAGAGGGTTTCTCATTCTTAGGTGAAGTTGGATTCTCTTGGCCGTATTACAATGGCTCTCAGTCCGAAAACATGAGAGTTGGTGGAGGACACTGGAACGGAGCGACTCCTCTATTCCCAGATAGAATTGCTCTCGGTGGTGGTGTCGGTAATTATACAGAGAGAACCATAACGAAACAAAATCCGTTGTCGGTAAGTGAGAATACAAACAACATTAATGTGACTTTTTTAGAATCTGACTATTACTCTGTCGATAAAACGAGAGGTGGAGATGGGTTGAGATACCCTGTTCGTTTAAGTTATGCACTTACGAATGAAAGTGCTTTTGCATTATCCATACCAAAATTAAATTCTGGAAAAACGGTTGTCGGACTAAATATGTTGCAACGAGAAATAGATTCAAATCAAGATCCATCATTCAAACCAAAAAGATCCAAATCGTTGGGTCCAACGAGAATTCAAATAAACTTTTCTGGGGCAGATTTTGTTGACTCTGTAAATTTAGAAGATACGGAAAACTTTGCTCCAGTGTTTTACATAGATCACCTAAATAAAGAGATTAGATACATGAACAATTTACTAATCACTAAAATAACTTGAGGTAAACATGGGAGTAGAAGACAATAATTTTCAAATCGAAGAACTGACTTCAAATACGTCTTTCTTTGAATGGGCATCAAAAACCAACATTGATATTATCGGTAAGTTAAATCGACTTAAAATTTACGATGGTATCTCTGGTGATGGTATCAATCTTGTTGTCGGTATAACTTCCGATTCGGCTGGCTTCACACCCACGGGTGTTTCTGCGGGTGATGTTCTTGTTGAATTAAGTGGTAACGTTAGTAAGGGTATGACGTTTAATGATGTCTCCATTAACGGCACACTTAATTATGATTTTAGTGCCGCATTTGCTGGTGTTAAAACAGTTAGTCTTGGTATTAGTGGACACAACACCGGCATCACCGGAGGTGATATCGTTCGCTATGATGAGAGCATTGGTGGTGTGACACTTGCAAAAGCGGACAATGCAACAAACGCAGAGGTTTTAGGTATCGCTCTGGGTGAACGAGGAACTAATGAAATTTCGGTTGCCACTCATGGCTTTGTTGATCTTGGTGGTTTTAATGAAAGTAATGGGGGATTGTCCGCTGGTTGCATTCACTTCTTGGATCCCCTAAATCCAGGTCGTTTAACCAAAGATGAACCAAATGTTATTGGTCAAGTTTCAAAACCAGTTTTCCTTGCAACGAGTTCAACTGGTGGTGTTTTCTACAATTATAGAGGACAATTGCTCGCAGGAACTGGTGGCACCGGAGACACGAACGCAGACAACAATGCTTTCTTCCTCACGACCGCACAAGTTCCCTTCGCTATACTCGCAGGATTCACCATTGGTAAAGTTATCGCTTATGATGGAAGTTCATATACTATCGCAAAAGCAAACACAGAATCAACTCTTAGTAGCATAGTTGGAGTCGTGACTGCCGTTCCATCATCCTCTCCATTAACAGTTAAAATTGTTACAAGTGGTTATGTCGTGGAATCACCAACGAATTCACTTGGCCCATTGTATGTAAATGATGATGGTGATTTAACTTCAACGTTTACTGGATCCCCCGTCGTCGCTGTCGGTGTGTCTCGTGGAAGTGATTCTGCGATAGTAGTAAATCCGATGCTTGGGCAAATTTCAGGCTCAAGTTCAGCGACAAACGGTGTTGGTCAACAATATGCTAGAAACGCAATTCCAAATGTCGGGGGACTTACGGCATCAACGGGTGGTGTTTCGTATGTTAACCAAAACCTTCTCCCCAATGGCTCGATGACGATTTGGCAAAGAGGTGTTGGTGTTGGATCTGCACACCTTGGAACAGGACCAACATACTTCGCTGATAGATGGGTTAGATTGAATCGAACCAACACCGACTTTGTTGGTGTTACTGGTAGCGGAACATTGAGTATCGAGAGAAAAGAATTTGCTATCACACAAACAGAGGTTGAAGGTAATCCACTTTACTATACCAGATTAAACAACAGCATCCCCGGCAACACATATGATGATATTATTCACGTTGAACATAGAATAGAGGGTGCAGATTCTTTCCGTGGTGAAAATATGACTCTTGGTTTCTATGCGAAAGCGGCAAATTCTGGGCAAACAGCAGAAGTGTTCATTAAACAAAACTATAACGGACTCAATACTGAAACCAAAACTGAACTGGGTGCGATTGAGTTTGGAACCAGTTGGAAAAAATATATTACCGTATTTAGTGTTCCCGAAATGGACAACACACCAAGTGCAAACTTACCACACTACTTTGCCACGGGTCTTGACTTAACTAAAGTTAGTGGAAATATTGATCTTGCACAGTTTAAACTTGAAAGAGGTATCTCTTCGACTCCGGTTGAACCCAGAACCATTGAGGATGAGTATGAATTATGTGCCAGATATTATCAGAGAAGTTATGCCCCAGATGTTACCACGTTGACAAACACAACGATTAATAATATTCCAGATGCTACATCAATTAACTTTGTTGATCTCCCAAATAGCAATGATCACACTGTTAGATTCCCAGTGAGAATGAGAGGAACACCAGAGGTGTTAGAGTTCTACTCACCTTTCTCCGGAGAAACTGGGGATGCTTACAATGCCACCGCTCAGAACGATTTGAAAGACGCGGGTGGATCTGTAGGACATAACTTACAAGTTAGATCCGGTAGTTTGGTATCATCACTTTCAAAAACAAACGTAACAAAAGACGGATTCATTATCGAAACAACAAGTGGGGTCGTTGACTTCGATAAGATATCTGTTCACTATGTTGCAGACGCAGATTTAAACAATAATATCCCCGGAATGCCATCCCAATCATGAGGTAAACCATGTCATCAAGTTGCTCTTCTAGTTCTAACATCATGTCATCAATCACCTCGGTGAACCTTAATAGTATAGGTTCACGAATTCTTGCGCAGATTCCTTTGGTTAGTAGTGACTATTCTTTTGAAGAAGGAATCACGGCAGGTGATGTTATTCGCTATGATGTGAGCGACGAAAGTGCCAAACAATACAAAACGTCGCTTGCGAACAACGCTGAAAATGCAGAGGTTGTCGGTGTGGTTGAGTCCATTGATGATGACACTATGAACGTTGTGATCTTCGGTCAAATAAGTTTCCCCTCGGATAAATTTGTTGATAATACACCTACCGGAACCATAGATGGGGCATCTGGTGGTAATGATATTTTCTTCTTAAGTCCATCGGTTACTGGTGGAGTTCAAAACATAGCACCTTTCCAGCCAACTGAAGTTGTTAAGCCAGTTCTTCAGAAAATGGACGATGGAACAAACAACGCTGTTGTTCTTAACTACATTGGTTATTCCATTGGTGGTGAGGTTGCATCTACCAATGACACCGACACGGATATTGGAGAAGTATTGACAGTCGTGGGCGGCGATTCTTTTATTACTCCACCAAATTACATAAACGTATCAAAAGGATCTCAATATTTAAAAACCACAGAATACCCAGAGGCATTTAATTATTTTGGGACACAGTTTGGTTATACTGAAGAAATTGAAATTAACGGAAACAGGCTTACACAAAGTCTCATCGGTCAACAAGCAATACAACAAGACGGCAGATCACAAACTTACTCTGCTAGAATCACGGGAGTGAACGTTGGAGCAAATACCATAACCGTTAATAGAAACACTGGACAGTCTCAAGCCGATACTGGAAAAAATATAAAAGTGGATGGAAATGAGTATTCAGTAACAAAAAGAACTATTACGCGATTTGTTATTCCAAGAATTGTTCCCACCACGCAGTATCGTTTTGATGTTGATGGGTCTGCAACTGAAGTTGAAACAATAACATTATTGAAAGTTAAAAACACGATAGGTGTAACAATTCCAAGAAAAATTACAGTCACTGATTTAGAAGTTACGAATAAACTCACAACAAATACGGCAAGTGCGGATACTTTAGATGATATAAATTCCACAGTTAACAGCATAAATACTGAGGTAAGTAATATTAAAACTACACTTGGACTTTCATAATGCCGATATATGTTGGGTTTTCTAAATTTGTTAGAACGGGCACGGGGCCGACTGGACCGACTGGTCCTATTGGTATAACTGGTCCCACTGGTCCCACCGGACCAGCAAATACAGGCCCAACAGGACACACTGGCGGTAACTTCTTCCGATTCGATCAAACGGGTGAAGGAATAACTTTTGTCACGCAGTTCAACGGTATCGAAACACAACATAAAATAACTGCAATTACTGGTGGTGTTTCCGGTGATAAAATTTTTGGTAACACCGGCCCAACACGAATGACAAATCTGCGATTCAATAATTTTGGCAGTGGTTTTACTTTTGCAAAATCTGTAGACACCGATGCTGGATCAATGGAAATAAGAAACATTGGTGTCGAGAGTGAGTATCTAACTCTCACCGAAAGTAACGGAAACATTAATATTAATTACGATATCTCTGGCACAGGATATTTAAATGTTTCCGCAACACCGCAACAACTCATTATGGCTGATGCGTCCGGTGATATCGTTGGTATTAGTGGTGCAACTGCCGCTGAATTTTTAGATAGACACGAAATTGAGGGTCTGGCTGTTCGCTCTGTTCTTGAGCCTGCAATCTTACTTGGAACTGGTGATGGATTAAGTGCCGATATAATTGCGGGTAGAAACGGATTGAGAGTTGATGTGGATTGGACAAGAGGAAAAACTTTCCTTGTTCAGGCACAAGATGCACAAATAGAAGGTAACGATATTGACACCGTTCCAATCATCGTCAATATTACAGAACCACCCTCTGATAAAAGTGCTGCATTCTTCTTGGTTGTTGAAGGTGCAACGGGAACACCTGCGAGTGTTGATAGATTTACATCAACCAATTCTGAGGTTAAATTCCCGTTCATTAGAAAACCTTGCTTTAGCGGTAATCGAGACATTTACACGTTTATTTCAAACGGTAATTCTTGGTATGGTAACTTGGTTTACTGGAATGATTCAGGTAGTCTTGTAACTTATGATGAAACACATTACTGTAACGAAGACGATACTTTAATTGGTGGTGGTTTTGGTAACGTTGGTGTTTGTTGTCTCGGTGATGGCTCACCCACATTCCAAAGTCAACCAAACTGTCCCGGCTTCTTTGTTCCAGATTATATTTCTAATGCCTTTGGTTTCTTTGGTGACGATAGATTAAATGTATGTGGAACCCTTAGCGGCCCCATCAACGCAGATGCGATTGGTCCATGCTGTCAATACAATGAAGTTCTTGATCCGCTTGGTCTTGACACGTTGATACCAGAAATCCCCGAACAAGGATGGCCCGGAAACTGGCAAGGCATTTATGGGTTGGATCCACAAAACCCGTTAACGTGTAACATACTTTGTCCTGAAGAGTGTCTTGCTCTCGGTCGATTTACTCCCGATTTGTATTCGTCGTTTGCGGGATTCATTGGTTATTTGCCTGAGAGTAATCCAGATGCCAGTCAGGGATGTGGTCAAGTTGATTGCACGCTTTCAATCTTTGATACTGGTGCTTGCTGTGATGGACTTGGAAACTGCACTGAAGTTAGTCAGTATCTTTGTCAGGAGATCGGTGGATTCTTCCGAGGTAGAGGTATTCCCTGTTTCGACGGTCTCTGTTCCGGTGGGACGGGTTCCTGTTGCACATTCGGGAACTGTGTCGATGGAGTGACTGGAGACGATTGTATCGCTGCTGGCTCCAAGTATGCGGGTCTCGGTTCACGGTGTCAAACAACACAATGTCCTTCAGCACTCTCCTCTGAAACTCTCTATGATTTCTTTAGACACCCAGACGTTGCACCAAAATTCGTGACTGGTGGTGAGTATGGTGGTGGTGTCGTCTCTGGACTTTACAATCCATATGGATCTGTTCTTTTGGGTAATGCCGGATTTGGTGTAAAAGAAAGCGACTTTACGAATGAGCAAATACAGCCAACATATGGTGAAAATGCGTATATTTCAGATCAGATCAGTCCGAGCGATCCAAAAAATGAACCCGCTTTACCTGCCTTTGCGGAAAACAGTGAGCAACACATCCCCGGCTATGGGCAAGCGAATAATGGTAGATCCTTACTTGGTAATTGGAGCACCTCTGGACTTGACGTGTATGATAATGAGTATGTTACTGGTTTAATGTCGGGTAGTGAAATAGTAAGATATTATTGGCCAAAAAGTCTTGTGACAAATAATCGTGTTGCATCAAACTTCTACCGATCATCATACGATTATCACGGTTACGGATATGATGACAGAGAATCAAAATCATATTGGGAAGGTCTTTCTAATCCAAATGATGGTGAGGTTAGAGAGGACGCTTGGTTCATTATTGTCTCTCTTGACGACGCTAAACTTGAAGATGGAACAGAGCAATTTAAGTGGGGATTGACCGGATCAAATTATGGTCCGATTACAAATATCAATACACCCGGAAATATTGGAACAGATAGACAGTCTGATCAAACATATATGGACATTGATTTACAGAGATCAAATTCACCCGGCTCGCTTCACAATGGAGAAGTTGGAGGAAGTTTTAGACCCATCTTCAGAACGAAAGAGGGTTTTTATCGAAGAACACTGGATGAAACAAATCAATTTAAATCTGGTTGGCCCGCTAGAGCAGAGAGAGCATCGAGAACAAATATTTCTGTTTCTTCATCACCACCCGGCGAATACCAAACACAAGATCGAGTGGATTTAACTCATACAAACCCAGTTCCACCCGGCATTCTTGCTGAGGGTGAGGGCGGACAATTCGACAGTGGTCCCGGTCAAAATATTAGTAAATCTATGTTTATTAATTCCGCAACAACTTATAATACTGCGAGGGCGACCGGTGTTCAATTCAATGTTAATGGATTGAGTAAATTATTCTCCAAAGTGCCTCCTGATTTTAATCGTGGGGTTGGACCGACGAATAGTCGAGGTGAATTTGGACCCGATATGAACGGAGTATATCATAGAAACTGGGGACTCCATAACACCGTCCGAATGGCACATGCATTGAATCACGGCTACTATAATTGTCGTCCAGATAGTTCAACTGATTTGTGTAACGGAACATATGATTATCTTCCACCGGATGGAAACAATCCAGTATTTTGTTCAGAACTTGGTGAATCATTTACATGTGGTTGCGTAAACACTCCCGTTTCAGTAACGAGTGGAGGGACAGTTATTGGGTGCGGTCCCGGTGTTGGTAGATCAGATGGTTTCGCATACGCATCTTTCCCGTTTAATCCAGTCATCGGTGGTTATGCCGACTACCTTCTTAATGTTTATCCACACGCTTTTTCAAGATTCTCCGCAGAAGCGGTTGAAGAGTATTACAACAGCCCGTCATACGTTGGTGAATATTGGTTTGGTAAAATTCAAACACCAGGTCTAGAGACTGCCGAGCCGACGGCAAAACTTTCATCGGTTCACGTTATACGAAGTAAGTATGATGACAGGTTACATAGTGTTGATGAGGATGGAGTTTCTCAACCTTGCCCAGACAATTTCTGTGATCCTGAAAATAACTGGATTTATCCAAATCCACCATTCATGTCTCCTTGGTATTTGCCAAGTCCAGATGAGATGGCATATATCGCTAGAAAAGTCGCTCTGGAAGGATTGAACGAAAAAATTGTTGCAGCCGGTGGTGATGCAATTCGTGGTGAATATTGGACATCAATGGGTGCGTTCGATTTCAGCGGTAGATTAACTGAGTTTGAAGAATTGCAAAGTAGTTTACAAGAAGCGTTCGCTGGATTAGACATGTCAAGATTTTCCATTGAAAGTGGGGCTGGACCTGTTGGACCAGATGACGACTGGACGCAAGAGGAACTTGATCGCTGGAATGCGTTGCATGAGGCTTATTACTCGTGGCAAAGAAAACTCATTGAGGGGCAAGCAAATCACTTAGAAAATCCAGAGGGTCTTTTGTTCATTGGTTCGACCGCAGATGCAACACAAATTGGAACAGGTGATAACAAAGGTTTCACCGGTCTCGCTCCATATGTTGGAACCAAAGTGCCACGAAACGATGGTAGAATTCAGGAAAATGTTGGTGATAGAATTGTTGGTCACATGACAAAAGCATGGGCAATGACATTCCCCAACAATTTAAATTCCGAGGATGTTACAGATGGTTTCTCAATGAAGAAACTTAGCAAGTCTGACGATACCGCAAAGGTTCGACCGATTCGACTCGTTCGTGCGGATGGTAGATATCCAAAAGCAGGATTTGATAATTTGGATCCATCAAAGAGAGGCTCCTTTATTGATAAACATGCAAGATTGTGGTATATCCCATATGTGTTTAATACAGATGAACCTTTTGCAGATCCGACCATAAACAGAACTCACTTCATCTCTGAATTTTCTCCGGGTGTCACTGGTGAATCAAACATTTTTGATCCTGGCTTTACTCACCGATACTTTACCGATCCCGAGGCTGTTCCGCAGTATCAAGGACGTTCCACAAATACAGGTGCTATCTTTGGATCATGCACATTGTCCTCTGGATATTGTTTCCTCACCAACAGATACGATTGTGTAAACTTTTATGCTGGTGACTATGGTGGAGATGGATCAAGATGTCCCGAAGAGGAATTTGCTTCAGCAAGCAGACCTTTTGAACCTGTCGATCCCAACGAGTCTATGAGATTATTAAAATCTTACATAGAGGCAGGACGACCCATACTTGGAGATGACATAAATACTCAGTCTGGAACTAGCGGACGAGGAACGTCAACCCCATCAACTCCATCCTCACCATCCCCTAGGTCTACTCGTTCGTCCGGTGGTTCTATGGGAGGATCATCTTCTAGTTCTTCCTCTTCTGGTTATTGAGGTAATATATGTCAGGATACGTTTACGGTAGCAGCAGCATTGGACAAGCAGCCGCATCTGGTCCTCTTGGTCCTACTGGTGCGACCGGAATCACTGGAGCAACAGGTCCAATAGGACCGGGAACAACTGGTGCGACAGGTATTTCTGGTGATCTTATCGTTGGACTAACTTACGATAATAGATCCATCACATTTAAGTTTGAAGATAAAAATGCAACCGTAATTGGATCCACTGGATTCAGATACTCCTCCGTTGAAGTAAGTGGTCCAATCGGACCAAATGATGTTCCCATCGCAGTTAATTTTACATCGGCTGGAACAAGGGCAACAATTTTTCAACCACTACCCATTCCGGGCAAAACTGGTTATTTTAAAACATTAACTCTTTCCGGTAACGCTTCTTTCACTGGGGATCCGGCAAACGGATTAAAACCACCAGCGGATTCAGCCGATACCATAAACATTCATGGTGCGGAAGGCAATTTTATTGGAGCGACTGGACAACTCGTATTTGTCCCTAAAGAGGGTGGACAATCAGCAGAGGGCTTTGATTTTTCTCTTTACACTCAGGACACTGGACATAGTGGATCTGACGACAATTTAACTATTAACGTCGCACCTCTTTATGAGTTCTTGAGTGGAAACAGAAACTTTCAAGGTCCAAATACAAATAAAATCGGATATGAATTTCCATCGTTAATTGGTGGTTCTGGTGGGTTTGGTAAAACAAGAACAGTATTCCAAGATCAATTTGGAATTAGATTCCCAAGTTTAAACATAGGACTTACTGGTAATGGGCTTGATGATATTAGTTATTTCCTATCATATTCCGCACCAGCAGATGATCCAGATCAATGGAAAAAATATGATGGCTTAGCAGAATATGGATCATGCTGCTATTGCACGGATGTAGATGATGGTAACTTTGAGGGTGCTTGCACTGATTACATCACCAAAGCGTATTGTGATGAAATTGGTGGCAACTTCTTAGCAGACACAACCTGTTTAAATCGTTTGACTGGCGCAAACTGTGCCGCACAAGGAACTTGCTGTATTAATGGAACCTCTGTTAATTCTACCAGCAAAATTTGTGATGAATTCCGTGGTGTTTTCTTCCCCAACCAGACTCCAGATGAGGTTGAATGTCCAGATCGTTGTGAGGTCGGTGCCTGTTGCGTGAATGGTGTTTGTTACACCTTCAATCGTAATGAGTGTGATTTAGCCGGCGGAACGTTTTATGAGGGTGAAAATTGTCGAACGTTTAACTGTTGTTTACAGGACTTCTACAAAGGTGCGTGTTGTGTTGGAAGAGTTTGTAATCCAGACATCACACCGTTTGAATGTAATCAAATAGGTGGTATTTTCCAAGGAAATGGATCTCTTTGTGAAAATATAGATTGTTGTTTACAAGATGAGGCACCACCACCATCAGTCCCACCATGTAAGTGCTGCGAATTTAACAATGGAAATGAAACATTTAGATTGAGTGTTCCCGGCGGTGCGGATTGTTCAGTTCTTGCAAGCGAATTGACAAATAGAGGCATAGGAAATCCAGATCCAATTATCACTTTTGTAAGTGAAACTGAAGGGCCTTGCAGATACAATGGAACAAATGGAAATCAATTAGCATGTCCAACTGGAATCGCATATAGCATTTATTTTGACGGTTTCTTACAAACATACTACCCTGGCTATGATTGTCCGATTTATGGTTGCACCACCGTGGGCGCTCCAAATTATTGTAGTATCGCAACAGAAAGTGGAGGGGATTGCGGTATCGGTGACTGTGAGATTACACTCGGAGGACGAACTTTTGGGCCAACATGTTTTGCAAGATCACTTGAAAGAGAAGGCACAGTTACAGATTGTGGTGATCTTTGCCAGACGGACTGCTCTGTGCCAGTCTCTGGTCCTATTCAATACGCAACAGTGTGTCCAATAGCAGCAGCAGATGGTTCAGGTGTGTTTTACTATACAAATCCAAACAACCCCTCAGATCCGCATGTTTTTGTTGATCTTGATGGAAATGCCACTTCTAATTCGGTCTTGTTGGTCGAGGTCGGAGGGTTTTCCGGGCTTCATTCATTAATCGTTAATGGTAGTCTTGCGACGGGGTATATCCTTAATAGATCATGTGCATCCCCTCCCATCAGTTCTTCGATTCCAGACGAAAATTCACAAACTGGTTTTAGATGCACCGGTGGTAGTCGGGAAGGACAAGATACACCACTTGATGGTAGGGGTAAGGACTATGTAGGAGGTGATGGTGGTAACGGATTGTGTGATGACATTTGTGAGGACTGTAACGATGCATGCACAGATAATCAGGGACCACAACCTTTTGCACCCCCACAAAATGAAAGACGAAATCCAGAGGCTGAGCGATCTTTGTGTGCGTTGAATGTAAACCCAACAACATACTTGAAGCCTGGAGATGAATTTGGTGGCGGTATCTTGCTCGGAGTGATTGGTGAACCAAATGACTATGGCTCTATCATTGCGAAGGGTGAAGCACCATATTGTTTAACTCACGGTTATGGATCTCAATGTCCTGTCTGCCCAAGTGGTTCTGGATCAACCGCAAGAACTTTCGTATTGAATGCTGGCAACAATTACTTTGGTGAGATTAATGGGCCTTGTTCTTGCGACAGCGTGACACCATACAAGTATATCCCACAAGACTTTGTTTCAGATCCCTCTGGTTATCCAGACGTTCCACATAGTCCTTACAATTTAAACCTTCATGAATTGCCAATCAAGAGACAACTCGCTTCTGCAAATTCATACGAAGAAATTAAACGATATTATAGTATTGCAAGTTCGTATTATTCGGATGGAAGAGCCCCAAGAAAATGGGCGCTTGTTATCGCACCAGAAGATTTGTCATACAACGATTCAAAAACTTTGTCATGGGGACTTAGACAAGCAGCGTTTGATGGTGGATCTTCTGATCCTGTTGAAGATGGTAAGTTTATGGGAACTCCATACCTCGATGGCTTACTCGGAACAAGAATGTTTGATCGAAGCAGTTATGATTGGATGCCTTGGTTTATCGAAGATTTGATGGGCAGAGATGACGCTGCATATGATCGTTGGTCACACGAAAAGACGGACGTTTGGGGACCTGATGTTGATATCGAAAAATTAAAAACAGACAAAGAATACTTCAAGCAAGAGTTTGAAAAACTTTGGGAAAAAGACAATAAAGAAAATGCAATCATGCGATTGATTTCTGATTGGAACACAGACGGTAAGTTTGGTTACAATGATTGGTATGTTCCAAGTATTGTTGAGTTGATGTATCTTTACGGAAACTTGAATATCATTAACAGTTCTCTTCTTCGATCTGGTATGACACCACTCACCGAGACAAGTTATTGGTCGTCAACAACAGGAGCGAAAACAACTGCGGTTGCACCAAATGGTTGTATCGGAGCAAATTATCGTCCAGAAGATCCACAAGAGTTTATTCTTGAATCTAAAAACTCTGTTGTTGCCTCTCATGCACACCGAGCGTTTACACAAAACTTTAGATCAGGTTTAGTGTCAAGTGAATTTAGAATTGAAAAAATTGCCGCAGCAAGACCAGTCAGAAGAATACCACTCTTTGATACCGATTTTAATTGTCAGTTAAATAATCACCTTGCACGATACGTTGGAAATAATAATGGAGATTGTTACAACTGTCAAACATGTAACTGCGGGGATAATTATTTTAACGGAACTCAAATTAATACTTCAAGAGGTAACATAAATAATGGGACTGCTCGTCCGTCAACCGGATCACCAATGAGCGGTGGATCACCGATGGGCGGTGGATCTTCAATGGGTGGTTCGTCATCTTCTGGTTACTGAGGTAATTAATGGCTTTCATTTACGGTAGTAGTGCAATCCCGGCAGTTGGTATTACAGGACCGACTGGACCCACCGGACCAAGAGGTGCAACAGGAGCGACCGGTCCTACTGGCCCAACAGGATCCACAGGACCTGGTGGATTGACTGGTGACATCATCTATGCTTTTGAAAGACTATTCCCCGGCGGAACTTTTGGGGATCCAGAACTCGATGGTGCAAAATTTCTCCTTGATGTTCGAGCCAAAAGAATAAATCCAGAAACTCTCGAAGAAAATGAAATATCAATCAGTGAACTTCTTACCGATGTTGATAACGCAACGGGAATCTATCCCTACATCACCGGACCGACTGGTTTTAATTCATCGGCTGCCGATTTATTTAACTTGGGAACCGGAGTAACTTTTGCGTTTGGTTTATCTGGAACAACATACAATTTTAGATCCATCACCGCAAGCGGCAGTTTGCAAGCAACATCTGATGGTAATGATATTATTATTTCATCGACCACAACGGTCGACAAATCTGTTACATCTGATATTGTAAACAATACACTTCTTTATGTGGGTGAAAAAGATACTGTATCAAGCACAGGTATTTCCACTTTTGATAGCGGTGATAATAGAGATGTTCTAGATTTTAAATCTGGTGAGGGTGTTACTTCACCTGCGTTGAACGTTACCTCAGTTCTCAGAGGATACAGTGTGGTGCAAGCGACTGGTCCCGGTCCCGGCCCTGTTCCAGTGCCCGGAGGAACAGCAGAAACACACTATGATATAAGCAAGTCCGATGTTATAACTCTTTCCGCTGATCCAAGTGGAGGCCCTCTTGCCATAGCAGGATTTACAGGTGATTTTCCACTTGGTTATTCCATAACAAAAACTCTCTTTGTTCGCGGTGGAAATGTCATTCAGTTCCCACCAAATGTTTTCTTTGAAACAGGAGAAAACTATTTTACATGCGGAACGGATGTTCTCTCTCTAACCACAACAGATGGTGGTGAAAACTGGTATGCCGTCTTTACGGCAAGAGGTTACGACACCGCTGGTTGTGAAACGACTGGTAATGTTCCTGGCTCATGTTGCTTCTTTCAAACGGCAGAGGGACAAACAATTGATCCAAACTTTGTGGATCAAGCACTAATTGACGCTGGTGGCATTTTTGTTTGCACGGACTATCAAACCAGAGCAGGATGTGATGCTGTCGGAGGAAACTTTAATCCGTTGCAATCTTGTGCTGATGGATGTGGAGAACTTGGTGGGGTTTGTTGTTCTGATGGTAGATGTCAGTCTAATATTAGTGCGGCTTTATGTCAATCAATCGCAGGGACGTTCTTTCCCGCAGCAGTTTGTGAAAACAACACTTTCTCATATCAAATTGAAGGGCAAACTTTTACGTTACCATTTAATCCCGAGGGACCTAACTACGCAGAGCCAATTGAAGAAGGTCGATTCTGTTTTGATTTTTGTCAACCAACAGTTCCCTGTTGTGTTAATGGTGTTTGCATTGGTGACAACCTAACTCGAATTCAATGTGAATTTGTCTATGGTGGAATATCCACACCACCCGACGATGTATATCCAGATGGATATACTTGCACAACGGATGATATTGATCAACCCGAAAAAACTTGTTGTGAAGAGTTTGAAAGATTTGGTGCATGTTGTATTCCGTTTAGTGATCCCGATGGAGATGGTGTGTTTGAACCACCACCTGGCTTACCCGAAAGTGTTGAATTACCAGAGGACACAGGAGAAGGTCAACCCGGCATTTGTCTTGATGCCGATCCCGACACGGGAGAGCCTCTAAGTCACATTCGTTGTAAAGAATTTGGTGGAATTTTCCAAGGTGATGGAACAAATTGTGCAACGACAAATTGTTGTTTCGGTAACGCTGCCAAAGCAGTTTGTTGTTTGAAAAAACAAGGTATTGTTAATGCGGGTGGTGGTGCTGAAGGAGCAATCTATTACACTTATATTGATGAGTGCGTTGAAGTAGAAGGTCCAGAGGATTGTCCTCAGTGTGTCGGAACATATAAAGAGGGAGTTTCTTGCGAGGACAATCCTTGCTTAGATGAAGCGGGCGCACCCGGCTACATGAGGTTTGAACTAAGCCAAAGTGACAACCCGATCCCAGACAATCCCGATTTCTATGGATATTTCTGTGCTGCTCCTGTAACTACCACTCCAAGACGGAATCAACAAAATGGAGCGGGAGTGGATGAAACTTTGCTTGGTGCATTTGAAGGATCTCAGGACAATAAAACAATTAAAGGTGTTTCTGAGTGGATTAAATTCCAAACTCAAGTGGCTGATTGGGCCCCGTGGATTGATGCGGTAAAATATGGTGGCGGTAATTGTTGGTCTAGTTCTGAAACATGTGGTGATAACAAAGATAACTGCGAAGAGAGAAATAGCATTATAGAAAATGCCCCTGCAACATGCTCGTTTCGTGAACCAGCAGATTACATCGCTGCATGTTATCCCCCAACAACAGATGAAGATGTAGATGGTTATCTTCGATTCTTTTCGACTCGGACAACTCCATTGAACCTCGGATCTGCCAGTGCCCTTGTTGGTGTAAGATCATGGGTTGAACGCTCCAGTGGGAACGGCAATCTGAGCGGTCTATGTTTCATTTACGCAAATGATGTTTACAGGCCGGTTGATCAGTATTATGAGAGTCAAGCCCGCACGATGTTTGGATATGAGGAAATTGGAGCGAGTTGTTTTGAATCAATAGGAGATCCGAACGGAATATATCCAAATGGTTGGGCATATGGTCGTGGTTTTGCATATGTGTTAAGAGATGAAAACAATCAATTTTATAATTCTGGTGGGTTCCCACTTATAGATGAAACACCACTTGGAGGGTCATTTTCATTCAATGAGGAGTATATGGGATTGTATGCTTTGGCCTCTCCTCGACACGATCCACGCAGAGTTAACTTCAACGGAACGTTTGGAGCATGTCAAGGCAGCCAAGGGGAATCTGACTTATTAGAGGGAAGCGTTTTAGGACTTCACACAGGTGTCACCTCTGTCCGTGGATCTGATGGTTATGAGTTAAGTGGATTTGATGAGGGATCTTTGGTTTGGGTTACTCGCTCAGATAAAAATACTTTCCCAGAGGATCTTGGACGTTGCTGTGGTGTGAATGGAGTTTGCCGTCAATCAACGGAAGCATGGTGTAATTGTTTCGCACCATCAGGCTCTGTTTGGACTCGGGGTGAAGGTTGTCTCGGAAATCCATGTGGAGGACCACCACCACCACCTCCCGGCGAAGATTGCTGCGATCCGACCGCAAGCAACTACAACGAAGCAGAGTGTCAAAACGGCACCGTCATTTCTTGCCCAGAGAACAAGTGCTGCACCTATGTCGATGGTTGCACAGATCCGAATGCAATTAACTACAATGAAAACGCTGTTAATGACGATGGATCCTGCATATACAGTGGTGCATGTTGTGGACAATGTGAACAAACTGATGGAAATGGTAACGCTGTTTTCGGTATATGTTCTGAACTTCAAGGATCCGGTGTTCAAAATTTAATTATCCAGTGTGCAGGATTAGGAGGGCAATTTCAAGGATTAAATAGCAAGTGTAGAGACAATCCCTGTGCTAATTGTCCAGAGCCAATCTTTGGTTGCATGGATGATAACGCATGTAATTACGATTCAAATGCAAACGTGGATCAGGGGTGTGAATATTGTCCCAATGGAGGCAGTTGTGGTGAACCAGTTTGTTGTGATCCGGCTGCAACAAACTACAATTCGTCAGGTGATGACATATCAGTTTGTTGTGACAACTCGCTATGTGAGTATGAAGTTCCTGGCTGCACAGATGAGGGAGCGTGTAACTACGATCCAAGTGCAACTAAAGATAATGGAACTTGTCAATACGCTGGTTGCTTAGTGCCATCTGCAACAAATTATGATCCAGATGCCTCTTTTGCCTGCACTTGCACCAATAGTGGTTCTAATTGCTGCATTTTTGAACCTGATCCGGAGCCAGAAATCTATGGCTGCACAGATGAGACTGCATGTAATTGGGATCCAAAGGCAAATATAGACGACGGTAGTTGTTTTTATCCAGACAGTTTCGGGCAGTGCGGTCAAGGACCTGGTCCCGGTCCCGGCGGAACCATGTTTAACACACAATCAACTGGTGTTCAAGATGGCATTTATGGAAAAAATCTACCAATCAACTTTGGTAACGACGTTGGTGGATTTAATCCAGTTCGTCCAACTGGAAATGCAGGACAAGAAAGAGTAAGCGGTGGATTCTTTAAAACAACGTATGACAATTTCAATTCTACTGAAATTAATTACTCATTCTATATCGCAAGAAAAATTGTGAACGGTGAGTGTGTCACGATGAATTGTCCAGAAATTGCTGGCGTTGATAACTACTGTCGATACTTGGAGGATTGCGAGTAATGGCACAAACACGAGGAAAAATAAAAACAGTTATCAATTACGAAGAGTATATTAACTCAGTCGGAGTTTGCTGTGAAACAGACGGAACGAAAACACAAAAAACATTCTCCGATTGTTTATCTTCATTTGGTTACTGGACACCCAATGTTAATTTTGAATCACATCAATGTCCTCAACCAAACGAAACTGGTTTTTGTTGCTCCTGTAATTATGCAAACAAAAACACAGGAGATGGAACCGACTGGGCTGATGGTGATGGAGAAAATGATGGTGGTATCTATGGAATCTTCGGCTCGTCAAACGGCATACAATCTGGAATCAGTAAATGTGAATGTGAGTATTATGGGGGAAACTGGTCTCCCGTTGAACCTGATGGTGCGTTCGGTAGATTAACTCTTTGTAGCACGACTGAAGGAATTGAAGGTAGGAATGATGTAAGATTCCCATTTGCCTGTTGTCATTGTCAAGAAATTGGTGAAGAGTTTATTCGTGTTTGTAAAAATGTGTGCAGTGCTCAGGAGTGTGCGGAACTTAATTTACCAGATATTCCCGATTGTCAATCTGTTTTTATCACCGGATCTATTTGCAACTATGACACACTTAATGGTCAAGATGGATTTGAATGTGGAACTGAAATTGCTGGCTGCACAGATCCGGATGCTCTAAATTATAATCCAGATGCCACGGTGGACGATGGATCGTGTGAGTTTGAACCAGATCCACCACCCCCCGGTCCTGCCTATTTGGAAAGTGTTGTGGGAGATCCCTTTGACATACCACAAGAGGATCAAAACAGAGGTTCCAATAAAAACGAAATTACTGGCATAAATTTACAAAAAACGGTTACTCAAAACGAAGAAACCAGTGCGTGTTGTGTCGTTGGTGGGTGTATAAGAACCACACGATTAGAGTGCGAAAGACAAAATGGATTTTTCATAGATCCAGATGAAAGTGGTCCCGTCGAATGCGATAGAGATACATGTCCACAAAAGCCAAGTTTTTCAAATAACGTCCCGATTCCACCCAATATTTCAGCGGATAACTTACCTAATGTTGGTGATACATTCGCTGGTGGAATTTACATGGGTATTTTCAATCCAGGCATTAGTAAAACAAAAATCAACTTAGAAACTGGAGAGGCAACTGATCCCAGAGCATCCGAAAAGAGTGGTATTGGTGCCGATTCAAAATGGGCACTCATTATGTGTCTGTCCGATCTCGGAGATGAGTTTGGATTGAACGACATTTTATATCAACACACAACAACCTCAGAAAGAATTGATGGAATGGAGACATCAACTTACGACGGTTTGCTAAACACATACGGTGCATCAAATTACCCCGCACCACAAAGCGATCTCTTTAAACAAGTCAGAGGATACAATAGATTTTCTTTCCGAGATTGGTATGTTCCTAGCATTCAAGAACTTGGTTTCATAATTGATGTTCAGAGAGAGTTAGATTTTACGGTTGGTTATGCTTCTCGTTATTCACAAAATCGAAGAAAGTTATTGTCATACAGACCAACAAGATACTCAAATCCGTTTGATCCCGAATTATATTTCCCATATCTTTCTTCAACTAGAAGCAATACTTTGGTGAGAGAATTTGCAAATTATCCAGCAGCAAATCTGGTTTACTCTGCATTTGCTGGTCCCGATAATACAGAAACATCAAGAAAAGATGGTTTTACAATGTTGACAGGATTAGATAATAAGTTTAAAATTAGATTGGTAAGAAGAATTAATATCATATAAGGAATAATCATGGGCTGTAAAAATTGTAAAAATAGTGGTTTTAGAAAACTAAATGAAACAAAAAAGAATGCTCTCAAAAAAGGTATTGGTATGGTTCAAAGTTATGCCTCAGCCTTAGCATCCAGAGGATTTGGAAATAAAAAAGTAGAAAAAGCAACAAAGCAATTACGAGTCATTAGTTGTTTCGGAAATCAGCACGTTGGTGGTGTTTTACCACCATGCCAACACTTACAAAACAGCAAAAGTGTGGGGAAGCATTTCTGTGGTGGTTGTGGTTGTGGGGATAGAGAAGCGACTTGGCTTATTTCCGAAGGTAACGAATACAGCAAATTAGATCACCCAAAATTAAGTTGTCCATTAGGTATGCCAGGATTCACTGATTACACAGCAAGTGAGCCAGATGAAGCGGAAGAGCCAATTACCAGAAAGTATTACATTGAAAACATGGAATACACAGAAATTCAAAATATTCCAGTCACCGTTCAAGTAAAACAATAAATAAAACGATAAGTAAAACAAAGCGGGTCCACTTGGTTGGGCCCGCTTTATCTTATACATATTCTGGAAAGGGGAATACCTATGGCAAAGCCAACCTCTAAGAATGAACTCATTGAATATGCTCTGAGAAAACTTGGCGCTCCGGTCATTGAAATTAACGTTGATCGAGAGCAAGCAGAGGACAGAGTTGATGAAGCACTACAATTTTTTACCGAGAGACATTTCGACGGAGTTGAAAAGGTGTTTTTCTCACATGAGTTGTCACAGGATGATATTAATAATCGTTTCATTGACACAAATACAATAGGAACACCAAAGGGATTTCCAGACGGTGGTCCTACTGGACAAGATATTGTTTCCATAATAAAAGTGTTTAGATTTGGTGCCCTTCGTGGTGTTCAGAGCATGTTTGACATTCGTTATCAAATGGCTCTTTCTGATTACTTCGGAATCAACACCGGACTGGGATACTCCTCATCTTTAGGTCTTACCTCTTTTGACTCTGCAAAAAGATACGTCAACATGATTGAAGATTTTTTCCAAAATGAAAAAGAAATTCGTTTTAGTAAAGTCACAAACAGACTTTTAATTGATGCTGATCTGGATAAACAAATCAATGCAGGAGACTTTATCATCATCGAGGCTTATGCCGCTTTAGATCCAGATTTCTTTACGGAAATTTACAACGATAGATTGTTTAAAAAATACGTCACGGCTTTGATCAAAAAACAATGGGGGAGCAATCTTTCTAAATTCGCGGGTGTTCAACTGCCTGGTGGTGTTCAACTTAACGGACCGCAGATATACGCAGAAGCAGTTCAAGAAGTTGATATCATCGAACAACAGTTCTACTCTCAATATGAATTACCGATTGACTTTATAGTTGCATGAGAAGTCCTTATTTCAAAGAGAATTCTAGCGAACAAAATCTTGTTGAAGATTTGTCTATTGAATCCATTCGCATCAATGGAAAAGCGATGGTTTATATTCCTAGAAAACTCATCAATGAAGATAAATTATTCGGAGAGGACACCGAGGCAAAGTTCGATGACGGCTATGAAATAGAAATGTATATTCAGTCGGTGAACGGCTTTGAGGGTGATGGAGATATATTGTCAAAGTTTGGTATTCAAATAAACGACAGAATGGATCTCGTTGTTGCCAGAAAACGTTTTGAGCAAGAGGTTACAACATATCAAAGTGAAATAGTTCGTCCAAGAGAAGGTGATCTTATATTTTTTCCATTGAGCAAAACGTTATTTGAAATTAACTTTGTGGAGCATGAAAATCCATTTTATCAACTGGGAAAATTATACACATATTATTTAACTTGTGAAACATTCACCTACTCACACGAAGATATGGATACTGGATTCTCACAAATCGACGCACTTGAAACAGACACTAGAGGTCTTTCAGGTGACATTCTTATTCCGGTAAACTCTACCGGAGTCACCGTTGGTGATAATGCAATTATTGAGGATCTTGAGGACGAGTTTGACGTATTTGATTTTACGGATACCGATCCGTTCTCGGAGGGTAATTACTAATGTTTTCAACTTTCTACAATGAATCATTGAGAAAACTCGTCATAGGTTTTGGATCTTTGTTCAACAATATAATTGTTCGTGATATCGACTCAGCCGGAAATACCACACAAAAAGTTAGAGTTCCGATATCATACGCACCGAAAGAAAAATTCATCGCAAGATTGAATGAGGGTGGATCAATTTTAGAGGATAAAACAAAAGTAAAAGCGATTTTACCTAGACTTGGTTTTGATATTACCGGAGTAAATTATGATCCAACGAGAACAATTAACAAATTAAGGAAAATGAAAAAACAAGATGGTGCTCTTACAACATCTGCTTTTAATGAAGTCCCCTATAATATAAGTTTTGGTTTATATTCCTTCACCTCAAGTATTGATGAAAACTTACAGATTATTGAGCAGATCACACCATTTTTTGCCCCAGAGTTTATTGTTTCAATAAACATGAACGATGCTCACGAAAAAGTCGATGTTCCCATTGTATTGTCAAACATTAACATTCAAGAGGAATATGAGGGTAACTTTGCTACAAGAAGATTTATCTCAACAACGTTTGAGTTCTTAGCGAAATCGTATATGTATGGACCAGTCAAAACTCAAGGACTTACAGCAAGTGGTGTTATTCTTTCGATCACCGGAGACTTCTATGCAAATCTTACAGACGCTGCAAGTGATGAAAGTGCTGTTGTTTCCTCGTTTGGTGTAACAGGTTCAACAATTACTGGACTTTCCGGGCCGGTGTATTATCCCGCAGAGGGACGAACTCATTAATATGGAGAAAACATGGATTCTAATGATAAAATATCAGAGGCACTTGAAACAACCTACAAGGCAGAGGTTAACGATATAAAAAAAGAAGTCAAGGAAATTCAACTCACTGGTGACAAAGCAGACGTTGATTTTAACCTCACTCGAAAAAATCTAAAGGAACTCATTGATCGTGGCAGTGAAGCCATCGACGGTATTCTGAAGATTGCGTCCGAGGGAGATCATCCTAGAGCATACGAAGTTGCTGCCACTCTTATTAAGACGGTTTCTGAGGTGAACACTGATCTTATGGACTTACATAAGAAGATGGCAGACATGGACAAGACTGAAGTGAACGTGAACAACACCACAAACAATGCCATCTATGTTGGCTCAACACTCGAACTTCAGGACTTGATCAACAATGATCGAAGTTCCCGAGCAAAAGTCAGACAAGATATGTTGGATGTGACGGAGGATTTAGATGAGTGATAAACAAAAAGGATATCTTGGTAATCCGAACCTGAAAGAAACTGGTTTGGAGATGTCCTTCACCAAAGCACAAGTTAAAGAATACATGAAATGTGCTGGGGATCCGATTTATTTTACAAAGAAATATGTTAAGGTTGTCTCACTAGATAAAGGTTTGATTCCCTTTGATCTATATGATTATCAAAAAGAAATTGTGGAAACAATTCACAGCAATCGTTTTGTGATTTGTAAACTTCCTCGACAGTCTGGTAAGTCCACCACGGTTGTTTCTTACATTCTACACTACATTCTTTTTAACCAAGATATGACGGTTGGTATTCTCGCTAACAAACAAAGCACAGCGAGAGAACTTTTGCACCGACTCAAACTGGCATATGAGTATCTTCCGATCTGGTTGCAGCAAGGTATTGTAGAATGGAACAAAGGTTCCATTCAGTTAGAGAACGGCTCTCGGATCATCGCATCGTCAACATCATCGAGTGCGATTCGGGGTGGCTCGTTCAACATGATTTTCCTTGACGAATTTGCTCACGTTCCACACGGTATTGCTGATGAATTCTTTAGTTCTGTATACCCTACAATCTCTTCTGGACAGTCCACGAAAGTCCTGATGGTTTCCACTCCGAACGGTTTGAACATGTTCTACCACTACTGGAAGGGTGCTACAAAGAAAGCAGGAGAGATCGGAAAGAACGAATATGTTCCCATCGAGGTTCACTGGTCGCAAGTTCCCATGTATCCCGGCGGACCTCTTCGGAATGACAAGTGGAAAGAGGAAACGATTGCAAACACCAGCGAGATTCAATTCCAAACAGAATTTGAATGTGACTTTGTTGGTTCTGCAAACACCCTGATATCCTCGTCTAAACTTCACGCTTTGTCTTGGGTAAATCCCATTGAGAAAAATAAAGACGGATTAGACTTATATGAGGAACCGAAAGCAAATCACAAGTATGTTTGTGTTGTGGACACCGCTCGGGGACAAGGAAAAGATTACAGTGCGTTTACCATAACAGACATTACCGAGACTCCATACAAGGTGGTTGCAAAATACCGAAATAATATTATCTCACCGATGGTTTATCCAACCGTAATCAAAGCAGTCGCTGAAAAATATAATATGGCTCAAACACTCATTGAAATCAACGATATTGGTGGACAGGTTGCAGATGTCCTTCATCGTGACTTGGAGTATGAAAATATTTTGATGTGTGCTTTTAGAGGAAGAGCGGGACAAACAATTTCTGGTGGTTTTGGTGGATCAAAATCTCATATGGGTGTAAGAACAACGAGTGCCGTTAAAAAATTAGGATGTTCTGTTCTTAAAAGTCTTATTGAGCAAGATAAAATGATCATCGAAGACTTAGAAATCGTGAATGAACTTATTACATTTGTCGCAAAAGGACAGTCATACGAGGCAGATGAAGGACACAACGATGACTTGGTAATGACGCTTGTTCTTTTTGCTTGGCTTACTCGTCAAGACTATTTTAAAGACTTAACAAATACAGATGTTCGGGTTGATATTTTTGATGATGAAATAAAAAGATTGGAATCGGAAGTGATGCCTTTTGGCTTTGTTCCGCATATGGACGGTGAAAACGATAGTATTTGGGACGGAGAGGACAGATGGTTTAATTAACAGTCAAATATGAAAATTCATAAATACTCTCGAACACCATAATATCACTGGAGGACACCCATGGCAGACTTTCTTACAATTAATTCCGGACGAGCGAGAGTAATCGTTACCGTTGAGGATGACAGTTTTGTAACATTAATTACCGAAACCGATGGAGCACACGTCGCTGCTTACATTCCAGAGGAACACGGTATTGTAACGGCATTAGGGAATACCGCTGAAAGAGATCAAGGATTCTTGGAGGTTCCTAACCTTGACGATTGGACAAAACGACTAAGAGATAATACTTTTGGTATTAAAGAATCAACTGGAGCGGGTATTACTTATGCTAGCCCAGAGGATACGAGCGACAGTAGACTTAATATCAAAAATGACTGGTATTCCGTTCAAAATTATCTTCTTTATGGTGGATCAGCCATCGTTGGTTTTACCGCTTCGGACTATCAATCAAGATCAATCGACTCTGTTTTCTGCACATCGAGTGCCGTTGCTGATGTTAACACAACACTCGCTGTTCCAGCGTCTCGTGGTGGTGACTGTGTTGCGATTGTCCCCGCAGGTGGAACCGGATCATCGTTTGCTTTTGATTTTGTTCCCACGATTGGCGATTCAGAATTTGCGGAAAATAAAATTGCTGTTTACGGTAAAAAAGTTCACTTAGGATTCGAAAGAAAATCTACCATAAGTGATATTTCCTCTGATTTAATTGAAACACACTGCTCCGCTGATGTTGCTGGTTGTCTGGCGAGAACAGATACTAGATTCCAACCCTTCTTCTCACCCGCTGGTTTTACTCGGGGTAGAATTTTGGATGTTGTAAAACTTAAGCACACATTGACTCAAGCAAATCAAGACACCTTGTATGATGCAGGTGTTAACCCAATTGTTACTTTCCCCGGTGAAGGAACGTTCTTGTTTGGTGACAAAACGTTTAAGGCTACAACATCAACATTAAGTAGAATTAACGTTTCCAGACTCTTTATCACACTTAAGAAAGATATTGGGCGAATCGCAAGATCCATTCTCTTTGAACAAAATGATAATGAAACAAGAACTAACTTTGTTTCGAGAGCAAGTGCAGTTCTTAGAGGTATTCAAGCGGATAGAGGTATCTTTGACTTTAGACTTGTTTGTGACGAAACAAATAACCCACCTGAAAAGGCAGAAGCAAACATCTTTGTCGCTGATGTATTTGTTAAACCAATCAAGTCCATTAACTTTATCCAACTTACATTCACAAACAAGAATCAGGACGCTGATTTAGGTTCTTCACCAGCATAAACTAAGGAGTAACACATGAATTTAGATGCTTTCAGAAACGTATTCCGAGGTGGGACGAGACAGAACCGATTTGAAATTAGCGGTAACTTGTTCGTAAATGACGCACCACTTCCAATGTCAGAACTCGCACCAAGTAATGGTGGTAATCTTCTTGTAAAAGCAGGACAACTTCCTCCATCAACACTTGGTATCATTCCGGTTCCTTTCCGTGGTAGAATTGCCAAAATCGTTGGTGATCGTCAATATCTCGAATGGCCAATCGTTATTTACGATACTGTTGATACAGTTTATAGACAGTTTCAAGCGTGGAGTGAGTCTGCAAACCTTCACTTTGAAAACTCTCAGCCTGAGTCTTGGACCGATACTCCTGGCTCGTTGACAGAGTGGACAGTTAAGCACCTTGACCTCACAGACGGTTCAACTCTTAAAGAAGTTGTGCTTAAAAACTGTTGGCCTGTCGAAGTTGGTTCTATTGATCTCACTTATGACGCACTTGACACGGTTGTTGAATTCCCAGTGACTATTGCTTACGATTACTTCGAAGTGATCAGTTAATCCTCGAATTAGGATCGTATAAATAATACGACCTAATCAAAGAGAGGATTCATAATGGCAATAAATATTTTTGGTTTCACAATCGGTAAAGAAACTAGTAAGGAGCCGAGTGCAAACGATATTGTTTCACCCGATTCTTATGATGGCTCTTATAATATTGAGAGTGGATCTATTTACGGTGGATTTTTAAGTTCATATACGGACTTTAGTGGTGGTGCAAAAACTGAAGAGGATTTTATTAAAAGATATCGAACGATGTCTTTATTTCCGGAAGTTGATCAGGCAATCGAAGATATTGTCAACGAGGCTGTGATAGCAGGTGACGACAGTAAACCGATTAAAATTGATCTGGAGGAAACTCTTCTCCCACCACAAATTAAATCTAGAGTTTATCAAGAATTTGATAGGATTCTTGATCTTCTTAATTTTCACACAGATTCACACTCAATTTTTAGAAGATGGTATGTCGATAGTAAACTATTCTATTACATAATGATTGATGAAGAAAATCCTCAACTTGGAATCAAAGAGTTTCGTGCAATAGACCCTCTTCAAATTAAGAAGATTAGAAAAGTAAACAAGTTACAAAACGCAGGATTTTTAGCAACACCAAAAGTTGGTGATATCGAAGAGTATTACGTCTACACCAACACAAATAAAGATGCGACATATCAAACTGCAACGACGGGTGTTCGATTAACGAACGATTCAGTTCTTTATTGTCACTCGGGGATGATTGATAATAACAGTAAACGTGTGCTTGGTTATCTACAAAAAGCGATTCGTCCTCTAAACATGCTCAGACAACTGGAGGACGCAGCGGTTGTGTATCGTATTTCACGAGCCCCCGAAAGAAGAGTGTTTTACGTTGACGTTGGTAACATGCCGACTCAAAAGGCACAACAATATATTGAGGGTCTTGCGAAGAGATATCGTAATAAATTGGTTTATGATCAAAACACAGGAAACATTAGAGACGATAGAGATCATTTTCACATGATGGAGGATTTCTTCTTGCCACGAAAAGAGGGTGGTAAAGGAACAGAGGTCACTACTCTCCCCGGCGGAACCAACCTTGGTGAAATGCGTGATGTTGAATACATGCTCCAAAAACTTTATCGAGCATTGAATGTTCCTGTTTCACGAACCGCTGCGGATAATGGATTCAATATGGGTAGATCAGCAGAAATTACACGGGATGAGGTGAAGTTTGCCAAGTTTATTCACCGTCTCAGAAATAAATTCTGTGATCTATTCTTGGATGCACTTAAAATTCAATTATCTCTCGTTGGTGTTATGAGTATTGACGATTTTGAGTTACTCAGATCCAAAATCAGATTTAACTTCAATGAAGATTCTCATTACTCCGAACTGAAAAACATTGAGTTGATGAGAGACCGGTTGACGATAGCAGCCGGAATGGAGCCATATGTCGGAAGATATTTCTCAAATTCATACATAAGACGAGAAGTTTTCGGTATGACTGAAGATACAGAAAGCAGAAACTTCTCTGAAATACAAGCCGAAATTAAAAGCGGTGAAATCGCAACAGCAACTCCGGAGGAGACAGGGGAAGAACAATGAAAAAAGATTTACTACAAGCAGCACTTGAATCAAACCAAGAGTCTTTCGCTAATGTTACGGAGCAGATCATTAGTGAAATGGTTTCCTCCAAAATGGACGAAGCAAGAAAGTCCGTTGCCGAAGGTCTTTTCACTCAACAAACAGAGGAAGTCAATGAGGAAACTGCATTTGTGTCAGTAATAAACGAGTGTTTACAGAACTCTAATGAGGTGAATGTCGATCTTCCAGATGGTGATCGTTTGGTTGTAACTGAAGACGTTGCTTCTTTATTGTCTGAAGCACACGATAATTTACCACAAGAACTACAAAAATCATTCAGAGAAACGGTTTTTGAGTCCAAAGACAAATACACTAGCATTTTAGAAACAATTGTTTCAGGAGATAACGATGGACAATAAAATTGTAAAACTTATTTTCGAGAAAAAAATGAGCGATGCCAAAGACCTCATTGATCAAACTCTTAGTAGCAAACTTGCCGGTATTATTTCAGAAGGACTGGACACCACTGTCAATGAAAAACTTGATCCTGTCGGAAAAGAGGATAAAGACGTTGATAATGACGGCGATACCGATGACACCGATTCATATCTTCTCAATAGAAGAAAAGCAATTGGTAAAGCGATTGCTAAAAAGGGTGGAAAAACAGTTGAGCCAATGAAAGAGGAAGAGGAAAAAGAAGACACGAAAAAACTTGACTCAAGAGGTTTAGGTGTAACTCGTCAGAGTGGTATCGGTGATGCCGTTAAAGCATACCGAAAAGAGCGATCTAAGAAAAAACCACAGAAAATCTCTTCTACTTTACTCAAAAAGGTTGATGAAGGTGCCCCAGAAGCACCTCATGACAGTTCTTTTGTTCATGGAGAAACTGAGGCACGAGAAAAGAAATTGAAGAAAACAATGGTGCGTGCTAAGCCCTCTAGAGGAGGATCCTACTAATGGGACTGAAACTAATCACAGAGACAAACGAGGATATTAATTTCATTTGTGAGGCAGATGAAAAAAGTGGTAGAAAAAACTACTTTATAGAAGGTATCTTCATGCAAGCGGAACAGAAAAATAGAAACGGTAGGATCTACCCTACTGGTGTTCTGATGCCTGTGGTTGAAAAGTATAATAAAGATTATGTTGCACAAAATCGTGCATTGGGAGAACTCAACCATCCACAAGGTCCAACTGTCAACCTCGACAGAGCATCTCACATGATCAAAGAACTTAAGCAGTCTGGCAGTGATATTATCGGTAAAGCAAAAGTCATGGAAACTCCTATGGGTAAGATTGCCATGAATCTCATTGATGAGGGTGCAAAACTTGGTGTATCCTCTCGTGGTATGGGTAGTCTTAAAATGACTGAAGGTGGTGTGAATGAAGTGCAAAAAGACTTTATGCTCGCTGCGGTCGATATCGTTGCAGATCCCTCTGCTCCAAACGCTTTCGTGAACGGAATCATGGAAGGTAAAGAATGGATCTGGGACAACGGTGTTCTGCAAGAAAGACACATCGCTCAATATCAAAAACAAATTAGGGCAACTTCGGGTAGACACTTAGAAGAAAAGGCCGTTAATTTATTCAAAGACTTCTTATCAAAACTTTAAGAAATATAAATAAACAGAAATTAGTATACACTAAGGAGATAAACAAATGGCTCAAAAAAGAAAACTAAGTGAAGCAGATGTCACCGATGTCGATTCCTTCGAAGATACTGATCTTTACATGGACGCTGAAGGCAAAGGTGCTGTTTTAGGAACATTGGAAGCCCCCGATAATTCCAAAGAAAACAAAAAGACTATCGCTGGTGCTGCTGGTGTTGAACCCGAAGAGGGTGACGCTGGTGGTGTCAAAGAGGACGTTTTTGCCGACCTCTTTGATGGTGAGGGACTTTCCGAAACATTTAAGTCCAAAGTAAAAGGTATTTTTGAAGCAGAACTTGGTAGAAGAACAGAGTCTATCACTGAAAGCCTTAAAGAATCATTCCAAACTGAACTAGAAGAAAAAGTTTCTGAACTCACAGAGTCAATGTCAACAAAGGTTGATGAATACCTCAACTATGTCGTTGAAAACTGGATGGAAGAAAACAAACTCGCTGTTGAAACTGGTATGAGACTTCAAATCGCTGAAAGTTTCATCGACGATCTGAAAGGTCTTTTCGAAAATCACTTCATTCAAGTCCCAGACTCAAAGGTGAATCTCCTTGATGACTTGTTTGAAAAGAACGAAGAGACAAAGAAGAATTTAGATGAGGCATTGAATATCAATAGCGAATTGTTGGGTGCCCTTGAATCTTATAGAAAAAACGAGATTGCACATCAAATTTCTGAAGGTTTAACTGAACTTGATAAGGAAAAGTTCTTTAACCTGTCTGAAGAAGTCTCTTTTGAGGATGAGAAAACTTACTCTGAAAAACTTGGTGGTATTAAAGAATCATACTTCAAGAAAACAAAGTCTGCTCCTGTGTTGACAGAGGAGACAGAAACACACGAACCAGAGAAAGTTATCGTTGAAGGTAGTGACGCAATGTCAGGATACCTTAGAGCATTAGAAAGAAATAATCGTTAAAACAAGGGTTAAAATTTAAAAACTATAAATACCCAAAGGTAACACTTACTAGGAGAAAACAAACATGGAAAACGCAACACCATACGATGTCTTAGAAGAGAAGTGGAATCCAGTGTTGGAGACCAAGGCTCTTCCTGAAATGGCCGATCATTACAAGAGAAAGGTCACTGCTGTTCTTCTTGAGAACACAGAAACCGCTCTGCGTGAGCAAGCACTGAACGAAGCCCCAACCAACTCAATGGGTGGTGGTTTCTCCGTGTCCGCTGCCGCACAAACAACTGGCAACCTCGCTGGTTATGATCCGGTTCTTATCTCACTCGTTCGTCGTGCGATGCCTAACCTGATTGCTTATGATATTGCTGGTGTTCAGCCCATGTCGGCTCCCACTGGTCTTATCTTTGCGATGAGATCACGCTACGACTCACAAACCGGAACAGAAGCCCTCTTCCAAGAAGCCTTCGCTAAGTTCTCCGGTTCTGGTAACACCTCCAACGGTGCTGCTGATCTTGCAAGCGAAGGTGTCGAGCCCCTGACCACTTCTGGTGCTGGTGCTGGTGCTTCGATGACAAGATCCAGAGTTCTCGATGACTTCAGAGGTATTCTCACAGATCGTGCTGAAAATCTTGACGCTGTGTCTGCTACTACCGATGCAGCAAACCCTGCCTTCCGCGAAATGGCATTCTCCATCGAGAGAGTTGCTGTGGAAGCAAGAACTCGTGCTCTGAAAGCAGAATACACCACAGAACTCGCTCAAGACCTGAAGGCTGTTCACGGACTCGACGCTGAAACAGAACTCGCTAACATTCTTAGCACCGAGATTCTGACTGAAATCAACCGAGAAATGATCAGAACTCTCTACTTTAAGGCCAAGACTGGTGCCCAACAAGGTGATCTCACCAACACTGGTATTTACGACTTGAACCTCGACTCTGACGGTCGTTGGAGTGCTGAAAGATTCCGTGGACTCATGTTCCAAATCGAACGTGAAGCCAACGTGATCGCTAAGGAAACTCGTCGTGGTAAGGGTAACTTCATCGTGACATCTTCTGATGTCGCTTCTGCCCTCGCTATGGGTGGTTTCTTGAACCTCTCACCTGCTCTGAACACTCAACTTGACGTTGATGATACTGGTAACACATTCGCTGGTGTCTTGAACGGTAAGATGAGAGTCTACATCGACCCTTATGCTAAGACCGATGTTAACTACTGCTTGGTTGGTTACAGAGGTTCCAACCCATACGACGCTGGTATTTTCTACTGTCCATATGTTCCGCTGCAAATGGTGAGAGCAGTTGGTGAGGATACCTTCCAGCCCAAGATCGGATTCAAGACTCGTTACGGTATGGTTGCTAACCCATTCGCACAGTCTACCGACTTCACCACGCTGGGAACGACTACGACTGGTAATCAATACTACAGATTGTTCGCTGTGAGCAACCTGCACGGTAATACCGGATTCGGACTCTAATAAATAAACACTCCTAATAGAGTGATACTAAGAATTAAGGGAGCCTTCGGGCTCCCTTATTTCGTTTATAAATATAACGATGACAATAAACAAAGCATATAACATTCACGAGGGTCAAGAGGGCTTCACAGCCGACTTTCCCAACAACCCCACGGTTCCTGAAACCAACAATTATCTTGCGTCTAATTTTTTCAGGTTTCAATTACCGAGAACATCGACTGTTACATATTTTGTTCAAGCAGTCTCTTTCCCTGGCATTCAATTGACACCAGTTGAAATGCCGAATAGATTGGGTAGACCAAATCAATTTATTGGTGGTAGATTCGATCATGAGCCACTTACTTTGCAGTTTGCTGTCGATGAGGACATGTTGAACTATAAAGAAATATTTGATTGGATGAAACTTATTGGCAACTACCAAGATGACACGAATATCGTTGCTGGTTATCAAACGGCTCAGTTTTTCTGTGACGCTACTTTAGTTATTACAAACAGTGCTTATCGTGAAAAACAAAAAGTGACGTTTAAAAATACATATCCTATCGCACTGTCTGGACTTCAATTTTCTTCAATTCTGACCGACAGTGATGTTCAATTAGCAACAGTGACGCTTAATTTTGAAACCTATGAATTTGAATTAATATAATTGATTTTACACAGAATGTGGCTATAATTTTTACATGAACATAGAGAAACTCAAAGAAGAAGTCAAAAAAGATTTAAGCATAGACAAAACGGATCTTGCATCCGAATCTATTCGTATTCCACAGATTCACAACAAATACTTAAATTTTCTAATGAACGACAGACTTACATTGTCGAAACTAGAAACAGACTTAACAAAACTTCGTCACAGAAAATGGCTTTACTATACCGGCAAAATGAGTCACGAAGAACTCGAAGAACTTGGGTGGGACGCATTTGATCTCACGGTTTTAAAAACAGATATTGATCGGTTCATTAACGCAGACGATGATGTTATTCATCTACAACACAAAGTTGCACTAATCAAAGAAAAGGTTAGTTATCTCGACGGTGTGATGAGAGCGATCAATAATCTTAACTGGAATATTCGTTCAGCAATTGACTGGATGCGAATGACAGAATTCGCAGGATAATTCTCACACCATAAATAATGGTGTATGAGTGACATTATTATTGAACATTTTGATTCTGCACATATCCGAGTAAAGTGTGATAGAGCCTTGACGAAAGAGTTGAGTCAACATTTCACATTCTTTGTTCCAAATTATCAATACACACCAGCATACAAAAATAAAATATGGGACGGTCAAATTCGTCTTTTTAATGTTCACACCGGAAAAATTTACTCTGGTTTGGTTGATTATGTTTTACAATTTGCTAAAGACAGAAACTATACAGTTGAGTATGAGATACCAGAGATTGAAAAATTATCTCCCGAGGAGGTGTTCTCATTCGTGAAAAATTTAAATATATCCATTGGCAACAAGGAGATTATGCCACATGAGCATCAATTTGACGCAATACATCATGCTATTAATAAACGAAGATGTCTCTTACTTTCTCCGACAGGATCCGGAAAGTCTCTTATCATTTATGTTTTGTTACGTTATTATCTTTCAAAACTATCTGATGATAAAAAAATCTTAATCATAGTTCCTACAACTGGACTTGTAACGCAAATGATGAGTGATTTTGAAGACTACTCTAATCTATCATCATGGAACGCAAAAAGAAATTGTCACACCATATATTCTGGTAAATCTAAAAAAACCACCAAACGAGTTGTCATAAGCACATGGCAAAGCATTTATAAACTCCCTCAGAGCGATTTTGAGGGGTTTGAAGCGGTGATAGGGGATGAGTGTCACCTTTTCAAGGCAAAGTCTCTGACGGGACTCCTGACGAAGTTAACGAACGCTGAGTATCGTGTGGGAACCACGGGAACTTTGGATGGGACTCAAACACACAAACTTGTGATCGAGGGGTTATTTGGACGAGTAAAAAAGGTAATTACAACAAAGGATTTGATGGATAAAAATCTGTTGAGTTCGATCAACATACAATGTCTTACATTAGAACACGAAGAGCATTCACGAAGAATTACAAACAAAATGAAGTATCAAGAGGAAATGGATTTCCTTGTCACAAATTCGGATAGAAATATTTTTATTAAACAATTAGTTTCTAATCTGAAAGGTAACACTCTCATTTTATTTAATTATGTTGAAAAACATGGCAAGCCACTATATGATATGATATCTGGCGATGCCAAAAAAACACACTTGATATATGGTGGAACAGATGTTTCTCAAAGAGAGGATATTAGAAAACTCATGGAAAAAGAGACAAATACAAATCTGATCGCGTCATATGGAACATGTTCAACAGGTATCAACATTAAGAACATAAATAACATAGTATTCGCATCACCTTCAAAGTCAGTCATTAGAGTCCTTCAGTCAATCGGTAGGGGACTAAGAAAGTCGGAGGAAAAAAATGAACTGACTGTTTACGATATAGCAGATGATTTGAGATTTAAGTCACATAAAAATCACACATATAATCATTTGCTTGCCCGATTGAAGATTTATAAAAATGAAAACTTCAATTACAAGGTTTTAAAAATAAAACTAGAGGGGAAAAAAGATGATTCCAAACTCATATAGAATTTTCAAACTTAGAAGCGGCGAGCAAATCGTGTGCGAAATAAAATCATCGGATCCCAAAGCGTTCAAGGTGAAAAGGCCGATGGCAATCAGAAGTGCCGTGCAATTTGATGCAAAAGGAAGTCAGAGAGAGTTTACCGTGTTACGAGACTGGTTAGGTCACAGTGATGAAATAGATGCGAGTATTCCAAGAGATTTTATTGTAACCATCATCCAACCAAACATTCAAATGGCAGAGTTGTATGATAGAGAAAAAGAATCACAAGATCGTCCTCCAATGACTCACGATATATTTCCTCTATCAGGTATGGATAACATCAAAGAAATTCTCGACAAAGACATCGAGGACATAATCAAAGAGGAACTTGAAAATATAGATGAAGACGACTCAGACACAAAAGATCCAAGAGATGAAATGATGGTCATGTCTCTCGCATTACCGGCAGATGTATTAAAGAAAATGCTTGAACTTGGAATATTAGATAAAGAGGACTTTGCAGGTCTAAGTTTTGATCCAAACGACTCCACTCCAACTGAAAAGATAAGCGATGAATATACTCCAGATGGAGACGGAGATAATTGGACAGATTGGAGTCCAAATCCTCTCGATTACTTAAAGGATGATTCTGAAAACGAAGAAGAATCATAAAATTAATTTACATAATGAATGGGTGACACAATGAGTAAAAAAGAAAACTATTACATAGACAATGATGTATTTTTTGATGCGATGGTTGAATGGAAAAAATTAGTCAATGAAGCCGACGCTGCGGGGGATACAAGACCACCCGTTACAAATTATATTGGCGAGTGTTTTCTAAAGATTTCAGAAAAACTTTCTAATAGACCGAACTTTATGAACTATCCATACAGAGATGAAATGATTTCAGATGGTGTTGAAAACTGTCTGATGTATGCACATAACTTCGATCCTGCAAAATCAAAAAATCCATTCTCATACTTTACTCAAATGATTTATTACGCTTTTCTTCGAAGAATCGAAAAAGAAAAGAAACAATCATTCATCAAGTATAAACTCATGGAAGAAAATGACGACGGAACCTTTTCATCGTGGTTTAAAGAAAACTATTTTGACAAAGGACAAAATGATAAGACATCAAAAGACTATTTTCAACTTTCGGATACCGACATAGAAAACTTTGGAACGGGTAAAAAGAAGAAGAAGAAAAAAGTTAAAGATGATTCCAAAGATAATTCATAACGTCGGTCCAGCAGATAGAAACACATGGCCAACGGAGTGGCATGTCTGTTTAGCATCGCAGAAAAAACACTTCAAAGACTTTGAGTTTGTTTTTTGGGATGACGATATGATGGATGAGTTGGTGGAAAAAGAGTTTCCATCATTTTTAAAAACGTGGAACGAGTATCCTCATGTCATAATGAAGTCTGACATGATACGACCGATAATATTGTATTTGTATGGTGGACTATATTTTGATCTAGACATATATTGTGCAGAAAACATTTACCCAGATTTAGATCAAGATAGAATAAACATTCATGGATCATGGGATAGTCGAGAGGGACATCCCCCACTCACGAATGCTTTTCTTGCATCAAAGCCTAAAAACAATTACTGGTTGAAGTTAATTGAAAGTGCGGAGGAAAGATGGAATGGTGAGATGGGACAAACACTTAAGACATGTGGTCCAACTAAATATGAATGGAGTCATAAATGTTTTATTATGGTCTTAAGGCTTACAGGCCCAATGTTACTAGGGGACCTACCAGAAACGCAAGAGGAAAATGTCTTGAATTCTGGAAAATTTTCAGTAGAATATGTTGATAACCCAATAAAGCATCTTTGCACCGGATCTTGGTGGAATAAGCGAAAGTATGACAACAAAAAAATAAGCCATATACCAAAAGGACATTGAATGAAAATAGCAATCATTAACGACACCCACTTCGGTGTCAGAAACGATCATCAAGGATTTCTTGATTATATGTTTCAGTTCTTTGATGAACAATTTTTTCCATACTTGATTGAGCATGATATCAAAACAGTTTTTCACCTTGGGGATGTGTTTGATCGTCGTAAGTTTATCAACATGAACACACTACACACGGTTCGCACTCGATTCTTCAAACGCTTTGAGGAGTTGGGTGTCAATCTTCATGTCATCCCCGGCAATCACGATTGCTATTTTAAGAACACCAATCTTGTAAACTCTGTTCGTGAGTTGATCGGTCACTATGACAACATTGACATTCATGAGAAGCCAAAAGTTATGAACTTTGATGGAACATCTTTCATGTTTTTACCTTGGCTTTCTCCTGAGAACAAGGATTCTTTTCTTTCATATGTTGAAAACAACGACGCAAATGTTTTGCTCGGTCATTTGGAACTCAACGGTCATTATGTTATTCCCGGTGTTCCGTTTCGTGGTGGTCTTGAATCGTCTTTGTTTAAGAAGTTTGATAAGGTCTTAAGCGGTCATTTTCATCAACATTCTACTCAAGGAAATGTTAATTACTTAGGGACTCAATATCAATTAACCTTTAACGATTTAGGTTCTTCTAAAGGCTTCTGGGTCTACAATACAGACAGTAGTCAAGTAGAATTTATTGTCAATCCTAAAAATAAATTTTTTGTTGTAGAATATGACGATGATTTCGATGAGTTTGATTGCTCTAAGTATGCTGGTTGCTATGTTCGTGTGATCGTGAAGGGAAAGAAAGATGTCATCAAGTATGAGCGATTCATGGATTGTCTCTATCGTGAGAATCCCGAAAGCGTGACGATTGTTGATGATGAAACAGTGATTGAAGTTGATGAAGAAAAAGTTGATTTCAAGAAAGACACACTTACACTATTGATGGACGAGATCGACAAGATCGAAACGATTGATAATAAAGATAAACTGAAGTCACTGATTCGTGACATTTATGTGGAGAGTTGGAATAAGTGATAAATCTGAAATCTATATCATTCAAAAACTTTGGCTCATTTGGAAACACACCAACGGTTATTGATCTCACAAAGAGACGCATGAATTTGGTGTCGGGTATCAACGGACAGGGAAAGTCATTTGCTCTTCTTGATACCATCACGTTCGCACTGTATGGCAAGCCGTTTCGGAAGATCAACATTCCGCAGTTGGTAAACTCCGTGAACCGAAAGGACTGCGAAGTTACGATTGAGTTTACCGCAAAGGGTAGAGCATACAAAATTATTCGTGGACTTGCACCGAAACGATTTGAGGTGTATGAAGATGGTGAACTTGTCGATCAAGATTCAACAATCAAAGATTACCAGAAGAGACTTGAAGATCAGATTCTACACATGAACTACAAGACGTTTACGCAAGTTGTGATTCTTGGTTCCTCATCTTTCGTTCCGTTCATGCAGTTGTCTGCCGCTGATCGTCGTGCAGTGATCGAAAACATTTTGGACATTGAAATTTTCTCAATGATGAATGATGTGGTAAAAGCAAAACTCTCCACCACTAAAGAAGAAGTGAAACTGAAAAAATCTGAGATCGAAGTGATGATTCACAAAGCAGAGAATCAAAAAACATTCATCGCAAATGTTAAGAAACAACAAGAAGAGTTTGCTGACGAGCGAGAGACAAAGATCACAGAATACAAAGATAAGATTCAAACTCTTCAGGATGATTCAATAAAGTTATCTGGATTCATCGCAGAGAAAACAAGTCAACTTCCAAATCACAAAAGCATTATCACCGAACTTGAAAATGCAAAGGGTGAAAAGAAGGAGATGGAAACAAAGGCAAAGCAGATCAATAAGGACATTGCATTCCTAAAAAAGAACACGAGTTGCAGTCGTTGTGGTCAGGACATTGATGAGAACCACAGAAAGACAAGCATTGATCAGTTGGATGCCGATCTTCGCAAGATGGCAGATGTTTTCACTCCTGTTCTCGATACGATTGACAAGTGTGGCAAAGACTTGAATGAATATGAAAGTTTGATGTCTGAGATTCAACAAAGGCAATCACAAAAAGATAAAAACGAATCTACTTGTAAAATCTATCAGGAGGAACTCGACAAGTTCTACACAAAGACAGACGATGATACAGTTTTGTCTGATGCACGAGATGAACTCGATAAGATTCGAGAGGACGGTGGTAAACTTGCAGAACAACGAGACGCTTTGCTTGAGGACAAGAGTAATTATGAGATTGCATCGGTGTTGCTCAAAGACTCTGGTGTGAAAGCAAAAATCATTCAACACTTTCTGCCACTCATCAACTCTCTCATCAACAAGTATCTTCAAGCGATGGACTTCTTTGCATCGTTTGAACTTGACGAAAATTTCAACGAAACAATCAAGAGCAGACACCGTGACAAGTTTTCTTACGCATCGTTTAGTGAGGGTGAGAAACTTCGGATCGACTTGGCAATTCTGTTGACTTGGAGAGAGATTTCTAAACTGAAGAACAGTGCAAACTGCAACATCCTTGTTTTGGATGAAGTGTTTGACTCATCTTTGGATGCAACTGGCATGGATGAGTTCATGAAACTGATTCGCTTTTTCGACAAAGACATAAATATATTCGTGATCTCACATAAAGCAGATCAACTTGTTGACAAGTTTGAACGAGTGATGCAGTTCGAGAAGAAGAAGAACTTCAGTAAGATGAAAGAGGATTATGCCTGATCTATTTGGTATTGATGAAAGTATTCTTGGTGATTGGGAAGATCCATACCCACAACCAGAAATACACAAACACGACGGCTTCTATGTCGTTCGTGATGATCTGCTTGTGGCAGGATCTAAGTGTCGTTTCATTGATTATATGATTGGTAACTCTAAAATCAAAGAGTGGGTGTATGGAAGTTCACCCGCAACGGGTTATGCTCAGATGTCGCTCGCTCATGTCTGCACTCGATATAAAAAGAAAGCCGTTGTCTTTATGGCAAAGCGTGATCCAAAGAACATGCACGAATACCAAACCAGAGCAATTGAGTATGGTGCAGAGATGCACTGGGTTCCAAACGGTATGTTATCGGTGACAGAGAAAAGGGCAAGAGATTATGTTGCAGAGGATCCCGAAACAAGATCCCTCTTACCAATCGGCTTTGATCACCCAACTGTTCTTGCCAGCATCAAAAAAGTTGCCGAGTCTATGGATGAACCAGAAGAGGTTTGGACAGTGGGATCGAGCGGAACTCTGACTAGAGGGTTGCAATCTGCATGGAAATCTGCTAAATTTAATGTCGTGATGGTCGGCCACAAAGGTGATTACGGACGAGCGAAAGTTTACAAGTCATCTTATGAGTTTTCAAAGCCGACAAAAGTTTTACCCCCATACCCTTCCGCTCCAACTTATGATGCGAAGGTGTGGGAGTTTGTGAAAGAACACGCATCCTCCGGTGCGTTAATTTGGAATGTAGGAAAATGAAACCATTTTACGAACGAAATAATTATGTGATTAACAGCGATGTGAATGTTTGCTTCGAGGAACTTCTTGAGATGAACGAGGATCAGTTTCGTGAATGGGTTGTCGAAATGCGAAAGACAATATGTGATGCGTGGGATGCTTATGGTTGTCCCCCACGAACTGGTAAGAACGAAGAGGAAATCATCGAAGCATGGAACAAACTTGAGAGTTATCCTGTTCGTGATTTCGAGCGTGATGATGAACTCTCTGACATTCCACGGGATGTGATCGTGAACAAATCACGAATGGGTGTGGAAGCAGATCAATTCTTCGACAACTTGTTCAAGACACGAATCAACTACACGGAAAAGGATAACGGCTACTCCATCTATGACTTGGTGTCAGATCCAGATCGTGAGGAGCAATTCTTCAAGGGATGTAAGCGGCACTTTCGTCGTGATTCGTTTTATAGTTTTGCTTTGTCAGCAATTAAGAACGACAAGAAGTATGCTGTGATTGAAGTTTCGTCTGGAGTGGAGTGGTTGGAAACTTTCTTCTCGACTCCCGACTTGTTCACTGGTAAAGACTTCATTCTAGAGCAAGTCAAGATTCGTGACGGGCTGAACTCTGGTTATTTTCAACTGGAACAATCAAAGATCCTGCAAGTCACACGAGAAGATGTCCAGCGATTCAAAGACTCTGGACAACTTCAGTATCGTCATCACTCCACATTTGATATCGAAAATATGCCGGATGATAAGGTATATTCAATCCGCATAT